GGCCGGAACGCTGTCGCTCGTCGTAACGCCCGGCTCGGACGACATTGCCGACCCGGGCGACCTCGTGCTCGGGACGTCAGGGACAACCGCATGTGCCGGAAACGACGCTCGACTCTCAGATGACCGAACTCCGATAGATAGCTCGGTCACTTCCGTAAAAGTTGGCATTGCGGATGACAATAATATGGGTCCGATGCTCGTTATGCGCGTTATCCTGAACGCCGGTGGGGCGACCGGAACGGCCGATGATGTTTCCATCTTCGTCTCCAACTCGCCGTTCAGCTTTCGCGTGGTCGACGCTCTTCTGCTCACGAGGGTGGCCGGCGCGGCAGCGAGTACGGCGGCACTCTGGTCGGATGTCAATGCTACTGGTACGCGGCTGAGCGAAAGCATGGATACCTCGGCCGTCGGTCTCGCCCGACCTGCCGGCACGGCGATGACATCCTCATCTGCGGTCGACGTGGACACATCACTGTACCTGCACAGAGACGACCAGTCGCAGTCGGGCGAGCTCTTCATCTACGCTCTTCGCGAAGCGTAATCGAACTGGAGCGCTTCATGCCGGCGCAAGACTCTACAGAGACTCTATCGCTCAATGGACTTCGAGTCCGTTGTGCCGTCGCGCTCACGCCGGCCGAACACGCGCTCGGGCTGCAGAAACATGCGAAGCTCGACGAGGACGAGGGGCTTCTGTTCCTCTTCCCACGAGTGCGAACAGCCCAGTTTTGGATGGGTGAAGTTCCATTCGCCATCGACCTCGTCGGCATCGATGGGCAGTCTCGCGTTTCTCGCATCGTCGAGGGTGCGATGCCCGGCTCGACCGAGCGTTGGTCGTTCAGCCGTGTCAGTGCCGTGCTTGAGGTTCCTGCAGGGACCTGTCGGCGTGCAGGTCTTCGTGGTGGTGACCTCATCACCGCAAGCGACTCGCGCACCGCGCAAGTCAGCGCAGATGATGCTACCGACATCGACGGTGTGCACAACTCGACGAACGCCAGCGACGACGGTGACGCTGCAGACGAAGCGCACGGTCCCGAGACCGGGCTCAATCAACCCGAGCTCAAGGTCGGTGACCGCTTCAAGGTCGGACGATACGGACCGACCTGGCAAGTCACGAAGGCTTCAGGCTCGGCCGGCTTCTGCCAGCGAGTAGACCACAAGCGCAAATGGTTCGGCTATTCGCACAACCGAGACACCGGCGAAGTCGCGGTCTATCCAGTCGTACAAGGCAGCGGAGACCGCCTCGGCGCACCGGTGGCATACGGCAGATTCGATCTCACGGAAGAGCCGTCGACGCCCGAGGCGCCAGCGAGCGAAGCGCCGCACGACGCATCGGCAGACGTAGCGGCAGACTTTGAGAAGGTCGGTGACGGATTCAATCCATGGTCGCCTCAGGACCAACAGATCGATAATCGCGACACCGAACATCCCGACGAGCAATACCGCGACCGAGAAACGCCGGACGCGCTTACGCAGTCATCGAACGGCGCGCACGGCATGTATGACACTCCGAAGGAGCAGTATTACCACGAGCTCTATCCGGACGCGCTTGCCGATGAAGCCCTAGAGCCGAGTGTCCAGGACCCGGTAACGCGACATGGTGCCATCATCGAAGCGCCGGCACAACAGCGACGAATTGGGCAGATCGTTGACGAGGCCAAGTTCGTCGAAAAGGTCGCCCGGATTCTGTTCGCGCATGCGGACGAGATTCCGTGGGAGCCGGACGCTCTCAATGGTGGTGCGACCGAGCGTGCCGTCGTAGGTCGACAGGACCTGGCACGGTGGCTCGGCGGTTCCTCATCGCCGAACGTCAATGGCGGTATTGCCGCGGCAGCTCCAGAGGCTACCCGCTACATCATCGATGCCGCAAGTAACGACCGAGGACTCTCGCTCATCGGCAACGCATTCGTGCTCGCCGACATGGCAGACTTCAGCCGCATCGGTTTTTCAGGTCGTCGCCCAATACTCGTTCTCTATCGAGAACCTCGAGAGGGCGAGAGCACATCGGTGGTCTAGAGTCGTTTGCCAGTGCTGCAGTACTCGCTGCGAGACCTCTTTGCAGCTAGGGTCGCCGACCTCAACGCTACTCGCACGGCACGCGCCTACATCGAGGGCGTCTTCAATTCGCAAGTTCCGTCCGAGCGCGCCGTCGACCTCTCCAGGGAATCGGTCGTTCTGGCCTACGCACGTGTTCGAGAACGCTTCGACTTTGAACAGGCACAGCGACTCGCTGATTGGATTCTGTGGAATCTGAGCTGGTTTCCTGAGAGTGTCTCGGGTCATCGAGAGGTCGTCGAGTCGCTCGGCAGGCTGAGCTACTATCGCTGCTACCGAATCATTCCATCCTGGATTGTGTTTGACGAGCTTGCCGACGAGCTACCACGATTCGTTCGCGAGCTTGCTCAACGATGAGCATGGCTACAGTACTTTGACAACCTTCATGCCGTCCGGCATGTGGCTCTCTACACCGTCGCAGACCTTGATGGCGTTGTCGCCGTGCATATACCGCCGTTCGGGCTTTCGCTCCTCCACCTTCTCGAAGAGATAGCTTCCTCTACGATAACCACCATGGCCTGAGTCGTCGCCATCTTCGGGGAAGCCGATGAAGAAGTCGCCGATTTTCAATTCACCGAACGTTAGCGGTTTGCTGGTCGTTCCGGCGTTTCGTCTTGAAATCGCATCTCGGACTCTCTGTTGCTCTATGCTTCGCTCCCTGGCGCCTTCCGCAACCTGACGTCCCGTTAATCCACACTTCGTACACGGCTCCATATCCCAGCATTGGTCTCCGCACTTCGGACAATTATTTACTGCGCCGGCCATGTTGTTCCTTCCTGTTTGACTCTCCCGGTGAGCTCGTCTGCACGTTCTTGCGTGCACGCAAAGGCGTCCTGCGGCAGCGTTGAGTACTTCTTCCGTTTGAGCTTCCCATCTGAGACTGTCCAGACGGTGCCCGGAAACTCGCCGCGTCCGAGGTCGTAGTACTTGCCGTTACGGCCGAGAACGACCGTGGTCATCGACGTTTTCACAGTTTGATGTCGCAGCCTCGACGGTCCGAGACCTCGTTGAACTTCTCGCGAATTGCGTCCTGTAAATCGATGCCCATGCGTTCGGCGACGAGGACCGCGTAGCAAACTACGTCGGCCAGCTCATGCGCGAGTGCTGTCCGCATCTGGACGAGCTCTCTACCGTAGAACGGTCCATCCCGACGAATCTTCTTCGCCACGTTGGCGGCCTCGCCGGCCTCACCGCACATTGCACCGGCCCACTCAAGAATGGTCCACGAGCTAATCGCCGAGTTGAAACCTGATGGCGCTTCGCATCTCTCTGCTGAGATTCTCTGCAGCTCCCTGATGTTCATCGCATCCTCCGATCCTACGGAGTCGGTGCGGCCGGTGTGGCGGGCGAGATGGCCGGAGTGCCCTGCAGCGTGAGATTGCGTCGACGGCTAGCACGGCCGAGGTTGTTCATCATCTGCGCCTGTCGATATGCTCGAGGCGCCTTTGCTTGATGAACATCCTGGACCCATCCCTGCGCCGGGTCCCAGCGCGAGAGGTAACCACCGGGTCGAATCTCGAACGGCGTCGTCGTGAGTCCGAGATAATCGAGCTTGTTGCCCCGTGCGATGAGGATTGCGCCGCTCGCATCGAGCGTCGGCTCGAAAAACAGTGGCAGACAGAAGTTTGAGACCTGTACACCGTCGATATCGTACGAGTCGGCCTCAACAGCATCGCAGACCTCGTAGCCGTAGAAGATGCCGGTTGGTGATTGTGTGCATCGACAGATGTTTGGGTCGGCGAGGGTCTCGAGCAGCTCGTGCGATGCCGTACTCGACCAGGTCACGCCGTCCTGCGCATCGAGCAGAGGGAACACCTTCATGATCGGCAAGCCCTCGGGTGTCTCGTCGTGGTAGCCGAGCGCGCCAGGCACGTCCGCCGCGGAGAATAGCATTAGTGGAATCTCATTCGGTTGTCGAGGGTGCAGAGTGTCTGCGACTCGTACGGTGCAGCTGATGCCGTAGCCGTACGGTGGTGGCAAAGCGAAGTCACGTTGGACCTGCTTCTGCAGAGCCAGAGCGACGCGGTAGGTGTCCGGCTGATGCGTGTCCTGGTCGACGATCGCGACCTGCAGTGTAGCAGGTTGCGTCGCATGCGGTACGTGGTACGGGAATTGTCCGAATTGATTCATTTGTCTTCCTCTTCGAGCTGCTCTCGCTCGCGTTGTTGGTTGTGGTCGCGTGGCATAGTTCGTTCGGCTATGAACTCGGCTATCGGTCTTGTTCGCTAATGCCAGATTGAATCCGGGTCGTAGTGGCGAGCATTCAGCTCACGTGCTTCGACCATGAAGCGTTTGGCCTGTTCTTTGGTCACTCTACGTACGACACTACCAACACCGAACGTGACGTCATCATCCGTCATCCAACCGATACTCCATCGAATAGGATTCGTATCGAAGAGCCGTGCGAGGTAGTCGAGATAGAGGTCGACCGCGTGTAGAGGGCATCCCCACGGCGTGATTTGGAAGAACGGTCCATCGAAGAATGTCTCGACCCGTTCGCATGAGCATGAAAGCGTAAGCTTTGCAAGGTTGGTCGTCATTTTAGGCCTTCTTTCTCAGCGACAGCGGCGATGGCCCTAGCAGCCGCAGCGAGCCACTCAGCGCTCGGATTCTTGTCGTCGCACTGACCAGACCTATAAGAGCGCCAGACTTCACGCTGAATGTCCTTCGGGACACGCCGCCAATGTTTGGCGCACATTAGAAGCTCCGGCTTCACTTCGACCGTACAACCGATTGCGTGGCATCGATGTGCCATGGTGCTTTTCCTTGCTACCACCGCTATCGTCGCCAGTTCGACCATTGATAGTTCATCGTGCCGCCGTCCGAGATCTCTTCTCGGGCAAGCCTTGCACCACATGTTTGATGTACGAGACATGGAAAGTCTGGGCGAGCCGGCATCCCATCATCGGAGGCAGAGTCGACCTGTGCGTCAGCTGACTCTGCGGCAACGACGTCGATAAGCGCCGCGCAAGTCTGCTCATCGCGAGCAGCGATAGAGACCATTCGATGTTCGGTCGCGCCACACTTAGTGCACTGATACCAGTATCTCGGCATGCTCAATGCTGTAGCAAGATGCGTGCCGAGATATCAGAATTCTAGTGCCTCTTCACGCGTCAGGAAAAAGTGAATGCCGCTGGTGCAATCTAAGAACGGTGACTCATCATACGAATCCGACTTAACCAGTTCGCCGACCCGATAGGTAAGACATTTTCCGACGGGTGCAGACACCGAGTAGGACTCGTTGGGAGAGCCGTCGATAAGTGTTGCGTTGGTAGACTCGAGTGAGAGGACTACCGCACATTCTGCGCGGCAGTTACGATTCGCGAGACACATGACACGATGTGCTCCCTCTGGAATCAAGAGTTTGGCCAGACCTCCTCGCACCTTCTTCCAGACTATCAGGGCTCCTTCAGGAAGCTGCGGGTGCGGTGCGCGAAGATTCTTAGTATCAGTTAGATTGGCAAAACGAAAGTCGGCGCCACGGATATCGGCGCCGCGGAGGTCCGCGCCGCTGAGGTCGCTATAGGCAAAATTGGCCCCCATGAGATTGGCCGACCGTAGATTTGCAAAGCGGAGGTCGGCCTGGCTTAGATTCGTGCAGCTCATGGCAGCCGAGCGTAGGTAGGCACAGCGCAAAATCGCGTGACTCAAGTTTGCATGGCTCAGATTTGCGCGCTCCCCTCCGGGCGCGCCTAAGGACCAGAGCTTGTGAAGGGACAAAGTTTGACGAATGGAATCGGGGCTAACTGGGATCGACATCGTTGGTGCTGCTTCTGCTTTCGAGCTGTAAAGATTGTATCGAGACGGTTAGTGGACTAAGGTCGAAGACCTCAGCTTACGTTGGGCTATTGCCACTCGGTTCTAGAAGTCATGTCAACGTGGCGAAAAGCTACGCTGACACGATACAGACTGACCCTACACGACCTGTCACTATGTCCTACGTGGACTACGTACGCAAACTGCAAAGAGATTTGGCATCGCCGGCAGCGAGGAAGGCCCGTCAAGAGCGAAAGAGTGCCAAGCTCGCTCGTCTGGCAGGTCTGAGCGACGCCGTCGCAGACGCAAGTGAAGGTTTCATCAATAGAAACTCCCACTTGTGGATGAAGAACGAGGACGGCGCGACCAAAAAGCTTAGCGGCCACCCCGGCGCGGCTGCCTGTGCTTATGTCAGCGAAACCTTTGGAGAATTCAACATCAACGGTGCGCTGAAGACCGTCTACGCTGGACTGCACCGATCGGCCGGCAGCGGAGGCCACGACATCACCGACGGGACCATCGCCGTTCAGGTCGAGATGACGCCGGTCAAGGGAATGACCCAACGGATTGAGGTCCCGGTGACTGTCAAGAACGGCTACATGCTCTCACCTGGCATCTTCTATCACCAGGGCTCGCCGTACATCATCTCGCAGTCGGCTATCGACGAGCTCGTCAGCGACGCGACATTCCGCGATGAGGTCAGGCCGGACCGCAAGAACATGTTCAGTCCACCGAGGACGAGCAGCGCGGTCGGAGGTGGGGCCGGTCTCGGCTCGGGCGGCCATTCAGGCCTGCGTGGCGTCGTTCCGCGAACTGCCGAGCTGACCGTTGAAATTACCGTACCTGATACGCGACAGGTCATTCCGTGTGGCGCTCAAGTCACTGTACTTGCCGAGCACGCCGATGGTCTCCACGTACTCAGCGACAACGGTGTCGAGGCGCTCGTCTCGAAGGTGTACCTGCGCTAGTGCGACCAGCGCGTCGGTAGCCGACCGACCTCGAACGCCTCCACTTGCAACATCAACATGTCGAAGAAGACGCCACAACGACCGTTCGCAACTTCGGTTGCAGACCGGCCCGGTGACTTTGCGGAGATGATCCGAAAGTCAGTCTCGCTGGCCGAGCATGTCGACGTCGAGCGCGAGTATCTCGTACAGCGTGCACCGAATATGCTCGAGTGGGCCGTCGACAAACGCTTCGCGAACCAGGCGTCCCTCTACAAGCACTGGGGTGCGTACAAGCTACTCAAAGAGTTCTTCGAGCTTCGCTGCCCGAACTGCAACGTCGGCCCGAATGCAGTGCCGTCGAATCCATGGGGCCTATCGCCCGAGACGCTCGGCGCTGAAGTTCTGCTCGTGTGGGCGCCGAAGCATGAGGATGATGCGTGTCCGAAGTGCGGCACGACGCGCACCGAGTTCGTTGATGCCGGAATCTTCAATAATCATCGAGTGTTGCACTGCATCATCGGTCAGCGTAGCGGCAAAAGCAGCACTCTGGCGCTGGTCGGCACCTACGTCGAGCACGTGCTGCTGACACTTGCGCATTCGTTCGATGGCGGTCTGAGCTCTTACTTCGGGTCGCTGCCGGGTGAGCCGCTCCACATCACCTATGTCGCGTCGACGGACACGCAGGCCAAGGAAACCATCTGGGCCAAGTACCGAGCCTACCGGCGTCTGAGTCCGTGGTTTCGACGTTACGTTCCGTGGGTCAAAGACCAAGAGCGTCTGCAGGACATCCCGAAAGGCATGCAGCGGCTCGAGTACAACGAGCACGATAAGAACATCGACAACGAGCTCGCCCAGCTAAGCATCGACTCACTGAACAGCAACAGCGACGGTCTCGCCGGACGGACTCGAGTCGCTGCGTTCGTCGATGAGGTCTGTCGAATGAAGCAGACAGATTCCTCTGAGTCGGCTCAAGAAGTCTATCGAACCATGGATGCCAGCGTTCAGAGCGTTCAGGGCAACGTGGAGCAGTTCGGTCTGATTCCATGGATGGGCATGATCGGTAGTATCAGTTCGCCGAAGTCCGAGGACGACTACGGCATGCAGCTGCTCGAGACGGCCAAGGATAATCCTCGAATGTACACGCAGCATCTCGCGACGTGGGACTTCAATCCGTGGCTGCCCTACGAATTCTTCGCCGACATGCTCAAGAAGGACTTCGTCGGCACCATGCGCAACTTTGGCGCCCGTCCGCCAGGAGCTGCGAATCCGCTTATCGACCGGCCGCAGGACTTTAAGGAATCGGCTATCGACCTCGAGCTCAAGCCGACGGCCTCGTTCTCGCAGTATCAGTTCTCGGACGTGCAGGGACGCTCGCTTCTCGGTGTCAAGCTTGAGAGGGCCGACCTCATCACTCGAGGCGTTCCTCGATTCATCGCGGTGGATGCCGGCAAGAACTTCGACGCGTTCGCTGTCGTCTGTGCACACGGAGACACCGACGAGGACGGCAACGTCGTCACCGTATACGATTGGGCCATTCGATTGCTCACGGCGTCGCGCCAACAGGAAGTCTACTTCGAGTCGTTCTATGAGCTCATGAAAGAGGTGACTCAGTTCATGGTCATCAAGCAGATCGAGTTCGACCACTGGAACAGCTTCCCTCTGATTCAGCGACTCCGGCGCGACCTTAACCTGTTTGCAGAGGAGGCCGTCACGACGAATGAGCACTTCATCCAGTTCATGCGCGATGCCTATAGCGGACGCGTGCGATTGCTGCCCGAGTTGCTTGACGACGCGACGCTCGACCCCCCCTACAAGAGCGCGCAGGGTGCCCTCATCTACGAGCTACTCCATCTCGAACGCGACCCGAAGAACGACAAAGTGTTCAACAGCAAAAAAGGGCTCAGACGTGGTTGGTGTTCGGATGACATGGCACGCGTCGCCGTGCATGTGCATCGACTCGTGCAGGACCAAGGCTACACAGAGCGACAGGACGACACATCTCGTCGAGCCCGTCGCAAGCGCGCTGAGGTCAGTATTGCTGAGTGGGCCGCAGCAGGACGTGGGCAGGTCTACAGTCCGAACGGTAGGACGACGCGGCCGTCTCCAATTACCGGACGAGGGTTCTAGCGTGGCGAACTTCGACTTCATAGGCTGGCTCGCAACCAACGCGGCGATGAACCGCCAGGCCGAGCTCGAGGCCGAACTGGAACTGCAGTACGACGTGCTGGCCGAGATGGAGCGTGTCGCTCTGCTCGAGGAGCAGGCCGAAGCTGAACGCACCGCACAGATTCAGAACACCTACGACCATCAGTACTACGACCGTCCGGTCTACCAGAACATCGAGACGAATCTTGATGCGCCGGGCCGAGGCGATGGCGCCACGTACATGCCAAACTCGGTGCGCGACTACTACGAGGACAGTCGCGTAACGAACGCGCCGCTCACGGTCGACGCTGATGTGGCGGACCAGGGCGTCCCACTCGACCCAGGTCGAAAGCCGTGGTTCGACGATACGACGAAGGACCACGGATGGCCGGACTACAACTGGGACCTGGTCGACCAGGAACACTACGACGACATTCCCACCGGCGATTCGAAAGGTCACGGTTACTACGAGCACTTCTATCCTGTCGACACCGTCGAGAAGGGTCTCGGTGACGAGCAAGAGGGTGAGCAGAGATTCGAAGACCTCGACGGTAGCGAGCCGCTCGGTCGCGACTACTATCAATACCATCCTGAGTCGACTGAAGCGAACGACCCAGAAGGCTCGTTCGAAGGGCAGCTTCCCAGCGGCTATCAACAGCACGAAGCGGAAGGCGAGGCTCAACACGAGGCCGAGTTCGGTGTATCGCTGCGCGAGCTGACTGGGCCCGGAAGGGACTCGAGTCCGCTCGATGACAGCCCCGAGACTGGGGACCCGGCAGATTGGATGGGTCGAGCGTCGAATCTCCTCGAACGCCGAACTGCGATGCCTGCGTCGACTTGGTCGACCGGGTCGATTGCACCGGCTCAACCTGTCCGGACGCGGTGGGCCGGCGGACTACGAGTAAGGCACAGCCGATGGGCTCGAACGCGAACGCTGGACACGGCTAGCAAGAGGCAGGCATAGGAACGTACCATGGCGGCTAGAATGTACAGACGTGCAGGTCAAGCACCTGCCAAGGCCTGGGGGCGCGAGCAGGATACGCCCGGCCTCGCAGAAACCGCAGAGCTCGCACGTCGCTTCGGCGGTCTTCAAGATGATGAACCGCACGGTATGCTGCCGTCCCAGATCGATTCGCTCTCGGAGAAGTTCCGCGAGGGTCTCGGCGAGATGGAAGGTCGAGTCATTCGACCGGGTCACGACTCCCGTAGTGAGATTCTGAACGCGCTTCCATTCGGCGCATCACCCTCGATGTTCGGCCGAACTGGCCAAATCTCTCCGACGACTGGGCACGGTTCGCACGGTCTCAGCGGTGGAGGGCAGTCGCTCTTCACCACGATGAAGCCGTACCAACCCGAGTATGAATCGCCAGACAGGCAATTCTTTCCAATCCATCGTCGTCTAGCCAATAGCTACTTCCGTCTGTTCTTCAAGCTCGACGCTATCGTCGGTGCCGTCATCGAACTACTCAGCGAACTGCCATGGAGCGATTTCCAGCTTACAGGAGAGGGCGTCGATGGTGAAATCAAAGAGACGCTCGAGTACATGCTCAACGAGTGCGGCATTCGCACAATTTTGCCGTACCTCGTGCGTGAGTTTTTGGTCGTTGGAGAGGTCATTCCTCACTGCCACTTCGACGACAGCAAAGGAATCTGGACGCACGTAGCGCTCCACAACCCAGACCAAATCAACGTCGTCTACAGTCCGTTCATCAAGATGGACACGATTATGGAGTTCGTTCCGGACCCCAAGCTGCGCGAGATTGTCTCCTCGGACCATCCGATGCTCGCTCGTGTTCGTGAGTCGATGCCACCGGAGCTGTTGGCGCACCTTCGTGCCGGTACGAACATCCCGCTCAGTCCGGTCAATGCGACATTCATTCCTCGCAAGTTGCATCCGTACGATTTGCGCGGAGCTAGCATTCAGACAAGGCTCTGGCGAACCTACATGGCTGAAGACGGCTTGTGGGCCGCATTTATTGCGACAGCGAGACGTGCGGCTAACGCCATTACATTAGTGAAGCTCGGCGACCCGACGACTGGAACAATTCCACCGCCGTCCGAAGAGAAGAAAGTCGCAAGCCTGCTTGCACAGGCTGAGGCAGATCCCGTCGCGAAGCTGATCTATAATTATCAGATTGCAACAGAGACGATTGGCACTCCCGAACGTTTGATGAGTGTCAACACGCACAACGAATTGTTCGAGAAATTGAAGCTCATCGCTCTTGGCGTATCGAAGTCGTTCATCAGCGGTGAGTCGAGCTACTCATCGAGCGCTGCGGGTCTAACCGTCTTCTTACAGCGTTTGAAAGCGATGCGCGATTTCTTCGTGAACGAGTGGCTCATCCCTCGATTCTTCATGCCCGTCGCAATCGCGAATCAGTGGGTCAAGCCGTCGAAGGCCGGCGCGTCTCAAGGGCACGTGCGCGTCAAGAGAAGCTCTCTCGACCTGATGGATGAGCGAATGTACATCGTACCCACTATTGAGTGGAGTAAGTCGCTCGACCCGAACATAGACAAGGAACGCATCGACGCGATGAACGCGCTCGAGAACAATCTGCACATCAAAATTACCGACCAGAAGAAGTACGCCTGCCTCGGTCTTGATTCTGAGGAGGAGCAGAAGCAGCTCGTCGAGGAGTATAAGTTTAAGAAGGACCTCGCCGGCCAGGACCCGGAGCTGCAGCAGCTGCTTGGTCTCGCAGCGGCCCCGGGTGCCGAAGGTGGACCGAGTGGAGGCGGCGGTGGAGGTAACGTACTCTCGCCCGGCATTCCACCCGAGTCGTTCGGCCTGCCTGGTGAGGAGGGTGGAGGAGCGCCGGGTGGAGGTCCTGAGGGCGCGCCCGGCGGTGGAGGCGGTGGAGGCGGCGAGGGTTCGCCCGTCGCTGGGGGGTCCTCCGGCGGGGAATCAGTCTCGGCGGCCGAGGGCGACCAGGCACAGCCGCTTGCAAACGGCGCCGGCAATGGCACGAATGGCAGTCGCCCAGCGAGCTCGAAGAACTGGGCACATGCGGTGCTGGACCCGGTCGTAAGATTATTCGACACGTTCGACCCGTCCAACATTGAGGACGACCAGACTGAGCCGTGGGTTGACGCCCTGAAGGACCCGGCTATCATTCAGGCACTTGCCTCACACGACAGGCATGACCTCTGGGAGGCTGTCGAGGGTTGGCTGGTCGACGAGAACTACCCGTCAGCCTCTATCCAGGAGCTGTCATCCATCCTGACGGACCTCGGCAAGCTCCGACACGTCAACGGCTCAACCGACGCTGAGCTGGAGCGGATGGCTAAGGAATATGGCGTAATGCTTGAAGATTCCGACAACGGCAACCTGCTCATCGGCGCCAGCGGCGACTCCTGACCACACGTCGGCCTTCCCGACGGCCTCGCACGGCCTAACGACCCAATTGTTCTAGCCGGTCTGACGATTATTCGTACGTGGCATTCCGCAAGTTTGGGGACGCGTCTGACCTTGGCCGGGTTCCGGTAGAGATTCTCGATTCTCCACCGGCCGAGTCGGACAGGGTGCAGGTCGACGGTTCCAGGGGCGAGTTTCTTCGAGCCCTCTTCGCTTCCGACAACCCGATGACGCAGAAGATTCGCGCCTCAATGTCTGGCGCCGACCTCGAGGACCTTCGGGCTGAGCTCGCAGCCTATGAGGCGGAGCAATCGAAGTAGATGTTTCACAAGGTCGCATTTCCGCATCTCGACTCGGTCGGGACGGCGACTTTTGACGCCGTCGGGCAGCAGTTTCATCGCATCGCCCGAAACGAGCCGAACGCGGCCGAGCTCGGATTCACCGGTGCGGCTGTTGAAGCCTCGCAGCGCAGGTCGTACTACCTCGACGGCGCACGCAAGATTGACGTCGCCGGCAAGCTCCGAGAGGCATCGACCAAGTACGATATCAGTCCGCATCCGTCGGACTACATCTACGAGGCCATCCGCGCAAACAGCGTCAACGTTCCGAACGACAACCACGACGCGTTCTCGAAGGCTGAGCTCCTCCGCTTCGACCATCAGCGAAAGATGGCTGTCTACCTAACGTACGAGGGCAAGCCTCATCACCTAAACCATCGCTGTTTTCGAGAAGGCACGCCCGTCGTCATGGCAGACGGAACGTCTAAGTCAATTGAACTTGTTCAGGATGGCGATGAGGTTCTCGACCGTAACGGCATGGTGCAAAAGGTCGAAGCGGCTTGGTGCGAAGGCGTTCCGGACACGCTAACGAAAGTTCGAACGAAGAACTACGGCACTTTCTTCGCCACTTCGAATCACGAGTTTCCAGTCTGGGCCTGGCCGCGCAAATGCGCCTGCGGCTGCGGAGAAGACGTCAATCCAGGCAGGGCGTACAAGCACAATCACTACAAGCAGGGTCGCGTCGATTCAGACCTGAAAGTTATCGACGGGTCGACTAAGCGCAACGGCGGTCTTCGTCGTATACCTAAGGACTACGACCCAATTAAGCGCATTCCGATTGGAGATGCTCGCCCTGGAGACTGGCTATTCATTCCTCAAACGAGCGAGACGTCGGCCACCGACGTAACACCTGCTCAAGCCCGACTTCTCGGCTACTACACCGCTGAGGGTTGTGCCTCGACCGCCAAATGGACCAGTTTCACGTTCGGCTTTCACGAAGAGAAGACTTGGTGCAAGGACGTGCAGGAGCTCTGTGCGTCGATTGGCGTTGCGACTAGGACCGTCCCAGATTTCAACCGCGGTACGTTCTCAGTGCAAACTTCGAATCCCAAGGGCGAGCAGCTTCAGAAGTGGTTTGTCTCTGAGGGTGGTCGATATTCGACCGAGAAGCGCCTCTCTAGAGAGGTAATGTCCTGGCCTAAAGGCCTAAAGATCGAACTCCTTCGGGGCTGGATTCGAGGCGACGGTTCTCAGTTCTTTCGGTCGATGTACCAGAACAGCCACGCGTACACACAGTTCGTCGGGGCTCTGACGACAACGTCACCACATCTTGCGAGCCAGGCTCGTGTTCTTCTACATCAAATCGGCATTCCGTCCACGGTCTGCCTTCAAAAGCCAAACAAGACTCGAAAGCATACCGCCTATCAAATTCGAATTCACGGGTGGTATGCAACCAAGCTCGCACGGCTTATTTGGGGCGAAGCGGCCCTAGCAGATGAGCGGCCTCCATTGACGGCTGCGAATCAGGTCCGCGATAGCGGCGAGCATCTCTTGGTGCCGATCGTTTCCGTAGAGACGGTGCCGAATGACCTACCCGTTTACAACTTGACCATTTCAGGCAGTCATTCTTACCAGATCAACAACGGTCTCGCGACGTTCAACTCATCCGACCCTAGGCGCGCACGCGGAGTCATTCTCGATGCTCACTACAATGATGACGCTCCTGCTCTTGAGCACTGCCCTACGTGCAATCACCGAACGGCAGAGGCGACGGAGCGAGACCCCAGCGGTCTGCACTGTTCGAAGTGTGGCTCGGTAGTCAAAGACGAGTACATCGAGATTCTCGTCGCGGTCGATACAAAGAAAGACCCGGCGCTCATACGTGGAATTCAAGCAGGACTTCTCAATGCCGGAAGCATGGGTTGCAGCTGCTCGTCGACAGTGTGCAACGTTTGCGACCACGTCGCACGTTCGGTTCAAGACTTCTGCACGCACATCCGCGGCGCCGCGAAGGGAAGTCTCTGGCTCAAGAGCGGTTCCGAGTTCAAGCGCATCACTGCTGAAGAAGTTCGTAAGCTAGCACGCACTGCGGGTCTGACCGTTCCGAGCAACCTTCAACGTCTCATCGACGTCTACCTTCGCATTCCGGGAACTAGCGCGGGCGACGGCTTCGAGATTCGCAAGGCATTCGAGTATTGCCAGGGCGTCGACTTCGAAGAGTACTCCAGAGTGCACAAGCCGGCCGACCCCAAGGCCCACACTATTGAGCTGCTGAAGGCGGCATCCGCCAACGGCGACCTATCCCTCGAACAGGAGACCGAGCAGCTCATCAACTGGGCGAGGCTCGCTCGACTATCGGAGCAATCAATGCCTAAGACGGCGCTCTCTACTGGGAGCTCTCCGCAATCTCAAACATTCCACATTGCCCGCATCAACGGGGATGACGAGCACCTGTGCGTTCAGGCCTCGTTCGACGAACTCCAGAAGACTCTGCGTATCAGCGCTCAAGACAGTGTGGAGTATGCACAAGTTCATGCCGACTCGCTGAGCCAGGCCATCGTTCGCGCTACGAAGAGCGCTCAGTATCTACCCATCACCAGCGACGTCAGTCTGGTTGTTCCGGACGGCGTGCAGCTACACCTCGACCAGAACGGCATGCCGATGAATCACGCTCCCGCCGTCGGTCCTGGCGGTGCGCCTGCGGGACCGGGCGGAATGCCTGGCGCGCCCGGCGGACCGAAAGGACCTGGAGGCGCACCGACGACCATTGAGGACCTCACCCAGCAGGAGATGAATCCTGCCAAGAGCGAGCAGAGCCCCGAGGAGTTCGGAATGCTACCGCCCGGTGCGGAAGCGCCTGGCGAGGGTGATGAGGCCATGCACTCGCACGCCGAGGGTGACGAGGATGAACACGAATCGCCGTACGCGGCGGCAGACGAAGGAAGTGACATGAAAGAAGAGAAGTACGCGTCGGTGTACGGCGACTTTGAGGTGGACGTCTTCGATGACGGTGCCACGCTTCTCGCCCCGAGCGGTGAGATTTTCTCGGTGAAGAGCGGCAAGGTTAGCGCTCCAAACGCCAAACTCGCGTCGAACGCGGACAAGCTGAAGTTCGGCAACGAGCTCATCGATTCCGTCATGAGCGATGGTCTCGTGCGCACGGCGCTCAAATACAAGGCGGAGTTCTCGAAGCGATTCGCGGACAGTGTCGAGGGCGCGATGTTCGACTTCCAGGGCGGACGCCCGATGTCGGATGGCGGTGCGCTCGAGGGCGCGATGAGCGTCGCGACCGAGCAGCACGAGCCCGGCAAGGACGTTCCGGTCGTCGGCGGCGCTACCGAGGGCGGCATGGAGACGTTCGCGAATGAGTCGCGCCCGATGCCGACCAACTCCGTCGAGTCTCGTGACACCGACATGCAGGACGAAGCTCAAGTCGCTTCGCCGAAGACGAACGCGACCGATGGCGCTGAAGACGTGAACAAGGAGAAGCGGCCGAAGTACACCGTGCGGCAGGATGCTATCTCTGGTGGCACCTCCGACATGGCCGGTCAGGCCGGCGTAGGTCCCGGCGGTCGTAAGGCCGACGTGGCTCCTGCTCCGACACCGCCTGTCGGTGAGGCGTCGTCGACTCCGGCAACCGCCTCAGCGACCAAGACCGCCAGCACTGCTACCGTCCTGGCGGACCCGGCAGTGCAGGCCAAAATCGCCGAGCTGACGGCCGCTCTCGAGCGCCAGACGAAGCTCCATGCATCCAAGCTGGAGCGCATGCAGACGGAGCACGACGCGGAGAAGGAAGCGCTTGAGAAATCATACGCATCCCGATTCGCACGAGCGCTCAAGGTCGCATCGAAGCGCGGGCAGCTGAACATCGAGGTCTCTCCACTCAAGGCAAAGATGCTCGACTCGCTTACCGTGCCGCGTCCCATCGGTCGCAGCGCGATGACCGGTCAACAGATGCAGTATACAGGCGTCGACGAACAGTTGGGCCTTCACCTGGTGGAGGCAGCCTGGGCGGAGAGCGCCGAGGAAGAGGTCGAACATCTCATCCATCGAGCATCAGAGATCATGTCATACGACGACAAGTATCTCATTAGTGTCGAGCAGGACATCTCGAAGCAGGCCGCGGCCATTCCGCAGGTCTTCGCCGAGGAGCAGCTCGTGCCGGTGGAGGAGCCGATGCGGCGCGCCGCAGAGCTTCGTCATGACCTCTCACGTGGAAATCTCGCCCTCGCGCCCGGAATGGCTGACTCCGGCGTTGCAGGTCCAACAGACAAGGCCAGTGCGATTCGCGCTGCGCTCAGTCCGACAAAGGTTAGCCGAATCCTCAACGAAGAGCTTCGGCCGAGCTAACGGACCGGAAGACTACTAGGAGACATCAAACACAATGGCATCGCTTATCGCTAATCCACAGGCGCGAGCCTCCTTCCAACAGCAGCTTTTCCCGTCTGGCATCGACCACAATCGGAGCGAGCTGCATCGTCGGTTGGGCGTCTATCGCGCCAATCCAGGAACGACCTTCCGTGCTGGACAGGCCGTCATGCTCAACAGTGTCGGTGAGGTGGTCCTCTCCGACGGCACGGCGGTTCTCGGGCTCGCCGGATGGTCCAAAGTCACTCTTGGGCAGACGCTCGTCGTCGACCAGTCGGTGACGTTCGGCGTCGCAAACGCTACGGCGCTCTTGAAGCCGAACATCATCAGCGGTTCGCTGCAGGTGCGGTCGCTTCCACAGGGCGGAGGTACGCTGTATACGGTTACGACCGACTACACCGTCAACCTCAGCAACGGAACCATCACGCAAGTCGGCGCCGGGTCGATCGACCCGACCCTGCCGGTCTATGTGACCTACTCGCGCTCGCTCACGGAGTTCGACTATCAGCTCGAAGGTAAAAACTTCTGGCAGACGCTCGACTACGTGACGATTCAAGACCTTCGCGTTGAAGTTCTTGAGGCGCCGTTTCAGGTCTATACGACCGAGTTCGACACGTCGCAGGCGTACGCTCTGACCGGCGCGCTTTCGAACCTCTACGTGAACTCGAGCGGCATCCTCACGAGCGATTCGAGCGGCAACAAGCTCGTCGGCCACTGCATCAGTGTCCCGAGCGCGACTGACCCCTTCCTCGGAGTCGATTGGTTCGGCTTCAACGGAGCGCAGACCTAGTCCTCGGGCTAGAGAACGTCCGTCTACCGCAGGACTCAAGGAGAAGCAGAAACAATCATGGCTACGACCTTCATCAATCCAAACAATCCGCTTCGTCGGACGGCCTCGGCGCAGCCTCAGGGTGCGCAAGGTGCTCCGCAGGGTGGCCAACGTCAGGCCTCGGCCGGCGTACAACGACAGGCACAGCCGCAAGCTCAGTCTCAGACTGGCGAGCGTACGGTGCCGGTTGGCGTTCCGACTCCGGTCATTCAACGCTTCGCCTCCGCTCGGGACGAGCAGAACTTCGAGCCGCAAGGACAGGGCGGCGTCTTCAATCCGTATCGCTTCGCCGGCTATTCGGACAACGGTGCAGTGCGACAGGCTCTCTCCTCGCGCACGGACCGCATGTACGACTCACGCGGCGAGATGAACGCGTGGGACCGCAAGGACGCGCTCGCGCAAGCGGCGCACTTGCTCAACCACGTCACCCGGCAGTCTCCGCTGTCGAAGATGACGCGGCAGGCCTCGGCAGCCGAGCGTGAGGAACGACGCAAAGTCCTCGCGGCGGCGATGAACGACCCGACCGGCGAAGGCTTCGCGCTTGTTGGACAAGAGCTCGCTCTTCCCATCAAGGCGATCATCGACTACGAAGGGTTCATCCGCAAGATTCTTCGGGTTCGAACCCTCGCGCAGGGCGAGCTCTTCCGAATTGCGAAGGACGTTCGTGCGACCGCGTACAGCGTCGGTCAGGACGGCCAGGGAATCGAGAGCCGTGCGTACGGCACCTACATCCTTCCGGATGAGGGCAAGATCACATCGTATCCCGAAGTGGACATGATGGAGATCTACCAGATGAACTTTGACGTGCTCGACCGTATGCAAGATACGGCCCGTCAAGAAATTGAGTTGGAAGAGGACAAACGTGGTATGCGCCTCATCGACCGCATGGCTCAAGCCATCAACTCGGTGTCGACGTTCGCCACGGTGTCGCTTTCGGTTCTCGAGAACTTGCGCTACCAGGTCGAGCGCCACCGCTTGATCGTGGACAAGTTCCTCATCAATCGGTCGGAAGTCGCCGACATCCAAATCAACATGTCCGGCACTGTGGACCCAGTCACCCAGCGTGAGTGGAATCTTGCAGGGTATGTCGGACGGTGGTTGGGTGCGCACATCCTCACGGCTGCCGGCATCGGGGCTGAGGAAGTCATCCAAAGCGGAACGATGTACGCGGTGACCGCACCTGAGTACATCGGCGAGATGGGCATCCGGGTTGAACTGTTCAGTGAACCGTACAACCTGTTGCCTCTCAAGCAGACCGTTAAGGGTTTCGGTTTCTGTGAAGTTGTTGGTTTCGGAGGCCCGAACAGCCGTTCAGTGGCCAAGGCGGTTCGAAGCTAGAAACTTAAGATCTCTCAGGCTCTTAAAGGCCGGTCATCGCAGGGTGACCGGCCTTTTTATTTGGGCCCCACGTGGCACCTTTCATGCATTATACCGGTGCATGAAGAAAATAGGGCTAAAGAAGGGTTATTACGTATTACTTGATGATGCCGACTATGAGTTGGTTCGTCAGTTCCATTGGTGGGTGAAGGAAGAACCGAAACGTCGAAATACGACATACGCGCAAGGCAAGCCGTATGGAGAGAAAATACTGATGCATCGCTTCATTCTCAATCCTCCAGATAACGTTCAGATTGACCACATCGACCTCAACGGCCTGAACAACCAGAGGTCAAACCTTCGTCTCGCAACATCTGCGCAGAACGCGCAGAACAAGATACTCAGGTCTGATAACACTTCCGGGTACAAGGGCATCTGGCGGCGAGAGAATGGAAGATGGTCGGCCGAAGTCGTAGCCAACGGCGTCCGCTCGTACGCCGGGTCATTTGAGACAGCCGAACAAGCCGCAGTAGCGTACGACGCACATGCGATCGCTACGCAAGGGCGATTCGCCAACATCAACTTTCCGGACGGGAACAGGTTGCCCGAGCAGCTGCCCGAGCCCGCACTACCCAATGCAGCAAAGCAGTTTTGTCCTCAAGGCCATCCGTACGACGAAGAGAATACCGAAGTGCGTACGACGGCACGTGGCGGACCCTTCCGAGTGTGTAAAGCGTGCCATCGATCTCAAGCTAACGACCGCTACCAAGCGAATCGTCGCGACTTCCTCGCGGCAGGCAATGTATCGAACGCGTGCGCCGACCGAACGCACTGCAAGTACGGTCACCCGTTCGAGGGCGAGAACCTCATCATCAAGACCCATAAGAAGACTGGCAAGACCCAGCGTGTCTGCCGCACCTGCAAGAACGAAGGCTTAACCAAAGCCAATCGAGCTCGTGCAGAGCGAAAGAAGACTGAGAAAGCTCAGGTTGAAGCTGCCGCATCCGGCAATGTAGGCAACTAGGGCAAAGCAGACAATTAGGAACGTGATTTAGGCCAGCGATGTCGATACCACGGACGCTTGATCTTGTACGCACACGACGGATGTACGAACGGCTCAACGAGGTCCAAGAACCTGTTGACCCGGTCGATGGCCGCGCATTGCAAGAAGACTTGTCCTCGAGCGTGCCCGAGGCCAAAACGAATGCCGTATTCCGAGTGTATTCGTGCTGCGAGCATATCGCATTCAGAAACAGAGAACGCTTGCGTATTGAGCTGCAGCATTACCTGATTCTTAATCGGTGCGCGCTTGTCGCGACCCCACCACGCGGTCGACCCGTCGGCCATAAACCACCACGCAAGCGACCTAGGTGTGAGTCGCACATCTTTCGGCACGGCTTTCGTTCCTTGCGGATACCAGCGAGCCGTTTCCGCCACGAAGTTAGAATACACACTCGTGTACAGCTTTAGAGACGGATGCGAGTGTACAGTGCGCCCTGCGACCTCGCGAACCCTTGATGCCCGTTGATATACCTTGACTCGGATTCCATTCTGTCGAAGCGTTTGGCTAGCTGCTCTCACCCACTGACGTTGGTCATATCCGCGGGTCCTACCTTTAGACTTAGAAAATATCAGGGAGCCTCGGTTAAGATGACCATCTCCGAGCAGTAACCCGTCAACAACCTCGTGCATCTCGTCGGTCCAGTTGAAGGCCGGTCGAGCCCTATCGGCTCTGCAGGTGGCGTTCAGGCAGTCACGAATTGCGCCGCTCTTTAGATGGGATCCTCGCACGACTCCCACATGGCCGCAGAACCACTCAACATGCCACATCGCAAACCTGTCTCGGTACATATGCGATAGTCCAAGAACCAGCGCGATGTTCACGTCAGATTCGAATGTACGACCAGTCAGGTCTTCAAGATTCGACATCCCCACCCAGACTGCAATTTTCAGACCGCGGGTCACAAAGCATGTTACCGACTGCTCAGTTCAGAACTCTATTCTAGGGGTCAAGTCGGAGCGCTTCGCGGACCAGCCGCAGGCAAGCGCCGACAAGATGCGCTACCGGGACGCACACTCCCGAGAGACATAAGACTCTGGTGTGGCCGAGCACAGCTCCTCTCCTGATGACGTCGCTGTCCTGTCACCTGACGGGACTGTCGTCGAGTACGTGGCCCCAGCGGTTGCTCGATTCGCCCTCAAGGGCGGACACGCAGCCGCCGTTCAAGAACAACCGTTCACAATTCGACTACTTGCGGACTTGGGGCAATGCCCGAGACCGCCTTCGTCCGTCCAGTCGAGAAGTGCAATGGTCATGCCAGAAGTCGTGAAGGTAGAGAAGAGATATATGGCAAACTTGCAGTATAATCCAGCACACACGATGATGAACGTCGTCGACTTCTTCGACAAGGTCGACAAGAAGAACGGCGGCGACGGCATGGTCTGGGTGAAGGCGACCGCCAAGCGCGGCATGCACGTCATCATCGAGCTCAAAGGCAAATCCGGAGAACGAATCAAGATTCCGCCGATCAAGCCTGGCGACCCAATATGTCTTTCACGCTATGCTCAGTACGAGATTATTCGTGATTCCGCTGACTTGGTGCAGAATGCTTCTAACGGCACCATCAAGCTGATGACGCAGGCAGAAGCGCTTGATTTCTTTGAGAAAAAGGCACAAGTCTTGAAGACGACGCCGGAAGCACTGATGCGTAAGTCCGCCACACTCGCTCAAGAGTCCCTCAGGGCAAAGCCGATGTCAGCTCAAGAGGTTGACAAGTCGCAGCGAATCTCCAACGAACCTGGCCCGAGCATCGACGACGCCATCAACCCCTACGTCCAGAACCTGCTGGCCGGTGTTGACGTTCGGCTGAAGGACCACGAGCGCACAGCAGTCACCGAGCTGATGACTGAGCTGCTCAACCTCGAGGACTCCTTGACAATCGAGGAGCTCGACCTCATCGCGGCAACGGGCTACTACCCCAGCGTCAAGAAGTGGGCGAAGGCTAAACACCTCGAGCTCGCTAAAGCCTCGGGCCTCATCCCGACCGAGGACGAGCTCTCCGACTAGCCAAGTTGGTCGTCGACGCGTCGGTCCAGACATTCGTCTAAAGAGATTCTCGAGCCGGCACGACGCATTATCTCTCCTGTAGGAACGAGCAAACTTCAAGCGTTCCCAGGAGAGGTAACATGCAAGATAAACTCATCTACCTGAAGGGCTTGCTCGCGATTCTGACCGCGGTCGCCGCACCGTTTGGTGCGTGGGGAATGGGGCAGACCTCTCTTCAGGCTGCCATCGTTCTCGGCATCATCGCTGGTCTGGCCGCGCTTCACAACTGGTTCGATAGCGCGCTGCTTCCAGCGTTGCAGGCGGCCAATGCGCCCGCGCCTCCGCCGGCTCCGACCTCACAAGGACCAAGTGCGTCGCAAGGTCCCAGCGCGCCACAAGGCCCGTCCAGCTAGCGCGACGCTCGAGGAACCGTGCCGTGTTGAGGAGCTCAATCATCTGGACCGTCTGCTGGCTGCTCGGCCTGCTCGCATCCATCGCACTCATCGTCTATCGGCTATACAAGCACGACGCCATCGGCGCAACGGCGGTCGCTGCGATTGAGGCGTCACAGGGACCGGCTATCGCGGCGCTCCAACAGCAGATCAAGCAGGCGAGCGGAACTGCGGACCAAGTCGCAATTCAGGTTGCGAAGGCCCAGGCTGAGCTCGACAAGCGAAAGGCCGTGCTCGTAACCACGTACCAATCGGTGGACCTGTCCGCTGATGAAGTCAAGGACCGTCTCGAGCGTCTCTCGCTCTAGATGGTGGGAACGGAGTAGCGAATGTCGACGTCTGCGGTTGCCCGACGCATTCTCGCGGTTCTCATAGCGGCTCAGCTGAGCATGCCGATGAGCGTATGTGCGCAGGTGCAGTCGGTGCAGACGACGAACAACAGCACCGTCACGCAACCGCTACGCCTAACGCCGAAGGTCCTAGTCGATGAAGACATTGAGGGAGTGTGGCTGCCGACGCATCAGATGCAACTGCTCGAGGACAGGCTAGAGCACGACGAGCAGCTCAATCAGAAGCTCGAGAGCGTCGTCGAGGCGGAAGACAAGGTTGTGGCGCTGCAGAAGACGCAGATCACCGTCACCGCTACACTCGCCGCCGACAACGCAAAGCTAGCGGCAAAGCAGGCAGAGCGGGCCAACGCTCTCGAGCAGAAGCTCCAAGAGCTCGATTCGTTCTGGCGCTCCCCCGTCCTGTGGCTCGCCATCGGCGCTCTGTCTACGGCTGTCGTCGTTCGGCTTGTAACGCCGCACAGCGGAGGAATCTTGTGACTGCGTATGGTAGCAGTGCGGCCGAGCAGACTATGCACGACGTCGAACGCATGGCAGATGCGATTCGCTCTGCGGCGAAGGCACACAGCCTCGACCCTAGTATCGTCGCTGGCATCATCAGCAGAGAGACGTTCGCGCTCGATGAGTATTGTCAACCGCCCCCACACGGTAGAGACGGCGATGATGGGCACGGTCACGGACCGATGCAGGTCGACGACCGTAGCTTTCCGGACTGGTGCTCCGATTGGGACAATGGCAGATTGAGCGTCACTGACGGAATTCTTAAGGGTTGCGAAATTCTGCGCTCGAAATTCGATGAGGTCGCACGGCTCATTCCTGGACTGCCATCGAACCAAAACATTCGAGCGGCCGTAGCGGCCTACAATTGCGGCACCGTCGGAGTGCGTCGCGCCCTATCGCAGGGACTCGACGTCGATGCACGTACGACCGATGCGAACTACTCAGCCGATGTACTCGAGCGTGCGAAGGTGTTCGCCCCACTGTTCGTGCACCCGGACGATGAAATCGAGTCGGCCACACAGCAGTCGCAGCCACAATCCGAGCAGGCGACACCAAACGATGGAGACACGGACTGATGTGGAAAAACCATCTTCGAACACTCTGGGCCTGGGTCAATCAGCGAACGGTTGCGCCCTGGGTCATTATCGCCTTTACGACTGTCTACGGCTTTGCCAGATGGGAGGCGACGGTGAGCGCTCAGGCTGTCAAAGTCGCCGAGATCGAAGTAACTACAGAGAAGCGTCTCGCAGAGCTGAGAGAGCAAGTCGTTCGCGACCAGGCACAGCTTAGGACCGACCTCATAGACCGACTCGATGACATCAAGAAGCAACAGTCGAAGATTGACGATAAGCTCGACGAGAACCGCAAAGACCTTGATAAGCTCAAGGAGCACGTACGTGGCGTATCGAGCGACATGTACGTCGTCTGCATTCGAGTCTCAGGCCACTGCGTCCTACGATAGGTAACTAATCATGTTTCCCACAGTCGACATTTCAATAACCAATCTCACACCCGAGGGAGGTTTCACCTTCGACGGTCCATTCACCACTGGGGCCGTAGTCCAGACGAAGGTTGTCTCGAATCCACTCAAGCGGCAACGCACGACGTTCTATTGCCTCTCCGACCAGAATGGTACGTGGGTCCTCTACGATGTTGACCGAAAGGGCCGACGCGCTCAAATAGCGAGCATTCCAGTAACAGCGAATACATTGAGCATCTACACTCATGAGCACATCATGGAGTACGCATGGAGCACGTTCGCTCCGGGAGACTTTCCAGGAAATTTGATTATTCGAGTGATACCTGGAGGCGGTGGAGGCTCTCCATAACATCGCATATAGCGTGCACACCTATCAATCGTGGTAATAAAAGATGCCAACATCTAGAACTCCACTGTCTGTCTTAGTCGACAGCCTGCGGCATGAGCTGGCGAAGCAGACCGGCGTACCTCCAGACTCGACTACGCCAGGTCTGTTCATACTCGGACTCGACCCAGACGGCAACGCACAGTTCATCAAGCTCAACGCGACGCACGAGCAGTTGGTAGAGCTGGCTGCGAGTCTTCCGTCTGGCAATAACACCATCGGCAAGACCGACCAGGGTCAACCTGCATCAAACGCGAACGCGTGGCCGGTAAAGGTTCCAGGTCAGGTCCACGTCCTCATTGATTCAGATGCGAGTGGTTTAGCGCTCGAGAGCACTCTAGAAGGAGTCGCGACTGAATCGACTCTGGAGACGTTACTTAGCCTTTTACGTGCGCCCACGATTCCTAGCATAACTATCGTTGGTCAGTCTACTAGTACTGTGACCATTGACGGACCGAACGTCAATCGTCGTGGTTGCATTGTTTTCAATGACTCGACGAGGTCTCTCTATTTGAAGTTAGGGCCAGCCGCTACGGTAAACGCTTGGAGTGTACGACTGCTGCCGGGCGGTGTATACGAACTTCCATTTCCAATATACACAGGCCTGATAACGGGTGTCTGGGCCGCAGACGGTGCAGGACTAGCCCGAATAACCGAGCTGACCTAGCCCGAATAATGGAGTTAATCCAAGATGCTCTCTAATACACAAGCGATTCTGTTTGATACCGCCGATAACGCCATCGCTGGCGTACCTGGGTCGACCGCACCTGGTGCGGCTATTCAAGTCGGGGGGTCTGACGGGACCAATCTTCAAGCGATCCATACAGACACTTCTGGACGGCAGATCGTTGTCGGTGGCGCGGCAACTGGGGCTGCTCCAGTTGGAAATCCGGTCTACACCGCCGGGTTCGATGGAACGAACGTACAGCCGATCCACACAGACACTTCTGGTCATCCTACGGTCGTTGGCCCTGGGGCGACTGGTGCCGTGCCGATAGGGAATCCGGTCTACAACGCCGGATTCGACGGAACCAATCTTCAAGCTCTTCGTACTGATACGTCTGGACGACAGGTCTCGGTCGGTGGTGCTGCGGCTGGTACGGCACCGGCAGGTAATCCAGTACTCAGCGCAGGTTGGGACGGAACTAACGTTCAAACTCTTCGAACCGACGTGAACGGACATCTACTTGTTACGGCGACGACCGCACTTCTGACCTCGTCTACGGATGCAGTAACTAGCGTAGCCTCGTCTGCAACAAACGTTCAGCTTCTAGCGTCGAACGCGAATCGGCTTGGCGCGACAGTTTTCAACGATTCTACTCAGAACGTCTTCGTTAAGTGCGGAACGACTGCTTCGGCCACGTCTTACACGGTGAGAATAAGCGCGCACGGCTACTGGGAGGTTCCATTTAACTGGACGGGTGAAATCGACGCGATATGGGCTAATGCGAATGGGTCAGCGCGTATTACTGAGTTTACGGCCTAATTTTGGGTTTAGGGAGAAAGACGAATGCAGTATCAGGAAGACTTGAACGAACTGGTGGAGACGTCATGTGATAAGAAGGACTGTTCCCACGAGGAGCACCATGTCCTGATCGCGTCGAAGTGCCATCCTACGGCAATGACAAAGGCCGTCTACTCATACAAGGACAAAACGCTCTCTATCTACTGTGGAGGGTCCGTCTTCGCACCGGACGGTTCTCAAAGTCCCTGTGGGGCTCCGGTCATTAAATTGTTATCGGCCTGTGGACGCCCCGCTAGGCATTTGCACATGGTTCCAGGAACCGGCCAGAAGCATTCGCAGTCAGCACGAGAGAATCGGTCGAAGAAGAAAAAGTAGCGAATGTCTCTAGAGCAAGACCAAGAACAGGTGTCAGTCGGGTCGGCTGATGGAGCTAACGTCACAGCTGTTAAACCGGCCTCAACTCCGGTGGCTGCGACAGACCCGGCACTTGCGGTCGGTCTTTCTCCAAACTCGCCACTCCCCGCAGGTACAAATGTTATCGGTGCACTGAGCGCGAACCAAAGTATCAACGTTGCGCAGGTAGCTGGTGCGGCACCATCGTTGTCCAATCCGTTGCCTGTTGAGCTGTCTGATGGTACAAATTTGTTGGGCACGAGCGGACATCCCGTACGAACGGACCCGACCGGTACGACGAATCAACCTGTTTCTGGTACGGTCACTGCGAATCAAGGAACGCCTAACAGTCTCGCGAATGCCTGGCCTACCGAGATTACGGACGGGACGACCGGACCGGTTGCAGTCAAACCGGCTTCGACCGCGACCGTAGCAACCGACAAAGCATTTGTCGTAGGTTTGTCACCGAACTCAAACCAGGTACAGGGTGTAGCGGCCGAAGGCGCCGCACTTTCAGGCAGCCCGGTACGTATCGGCGGGTCAGACGCGACTGACATTCGAACATTCGCAACCGATGCAAATGGTGTGATTATCAACGCGCCGCTCTCCTATGCTATTGCCATAGGTCGACTTACGGGGTCGGCCGGAAGAATTGCTGGTGATACGACTATTGCGGTAACGAATACAGAAACGCCGGTTCGGAATACGGTCTATACAGCACAAACTTCGAACGCGCAAAGGTCAATCAACTCAACGAGTGGGGCTGATACTTCAGCAGGAACTGGGGCCAGAACCGTACTCATCACGTATTACTCAATCAGCGCTGGAGTTGTGACAGGACCGTTTACCGAAACAGTCACACTCAACGGAAACACCGCCGTCAATACCGTCTCCACCACAGTCGCGTTTATCGAATCGGTAGACGTTCTTACCGGCGGAGTGGGGAACATTCCTACCGGGACGCTTCAAGTATTTTCTGCGGCCGCGGGAGGCGGTTCGGTGTTTGCGTCGATTCCGGCGCAAGCGCGCCGAACAGCGTACTGCCATCATTATGTCGCCTCGTTGCGTAAATGCTACATCACGGACCTGATGACTTCTTCAACTGCAGCATCGGCACAGGTGCCGAATTTTCATGTGCGATCACTCGACCTAAGCACGACAAATGCAGTCGAACGACGGGTTATGGATAACATTATTCAGCAGGGTGACGCTGATTCTATGTTTTGGTCACATGTTACACCAATTGTTGTCCAAGGTCCCGCGCTCATTACCGGATACGTCACGACGACAAACTCCGTTTCGCAAGTCAACGCGATGGAGTTCGGATATTTCGAGGTCTAAGTGGGAATCTTTGATCGCCTCGTTCCAATCACGACAGCGCAGTTCGGCGTAGTGAATGGTTACGTCGGGACGTCGGCGATTGCAGGTGTCGCTGTTCGTGCTACGTCGTATATAGCACAGGCTTCAGCGGTTCAACGATCGATCAACTCAACGAGCGCAAACGACACGTCAGCTGGTACTGGTGCGCGGACGGTCCGTGTGTTTTTCTTCGACGGGTCCGTGAACGGTCCAAACACCGAAGACGTTACGCTCAATGGAACGACGGCCGTAAATATGGTCGCGACGAACGTTCAATATATCGAGAAGATTCAGGTCCTCACAGTCGGTTCTGTTGGATCGAATGTTGGAACGATTCAGCTGTGGACCACGACTGTGGGAGGTGGTTCCGTCTTCGCCTCGATTGCTGCGAGCGACAACCAAACGTTTTGGGCGCAGCACTACGTCGGCGCGGGGCGAACATGCTACCTCGTTGGATTCCGCGCGAGCTCGACGATCGCATCGGGCGGTGCAACTCTTCAATCCACCGGCGATCCTGGAAACTCGGCACTCGCATTCTCGAACATTACGGGAACGCTCCGGCACGAAAATGTGATAGAGCTGATCGATTGGGACCCGTGGTTGATGATCAGCGGGCCAAACATGGTCATCGTGAACGAGCGCCCGGATAACGCAATTGTTCAGACGGCGTACGCGTCGTTCGATTACGTGGAGTTCTGATGCTGAACGGCTCAATACTCACGCCCGCGCTCGATATCTCGGAGGGAACCATCCCAGGCGTCTCAGGTGTCGCTTCTGGAAGTCTATCGTCATCCTCGACTTCGATTCAGGCCATTCGTGCTACAACGTATACGGAGCAAGCAACACCGTCGAATCTCGAAGTTGTGTCTTCGAGTGCAAGTGATGCTTCGGCAGGAACTGGTACGCGCACCCTTCTCGTGACGTACTATCGAACGGACGGGTCCGGACCGTATACAGCGACGATTACGACGAACGGAACGACCGCTGTCGCAATCGGAGATTCGAATGCGCAGTTCGTCGAGAAATTGGAAAGCTTAACAGTAGGGTCGAACGGCACGAACGTCGGTACGCTTACGATTCGGCGCAACGGCGCAGGCGCGACAGTTGGGACTGTTGCGGTAGGCGATGGGCGAACATTTTGGGCGCATCACTACGTTTCGCTCGGCAAAATATGCTTCGTTCGCGGATTCATCGTTGGAACTGCAACGATCAGCGTATCCGCATTTCTACGGAAGATCGCCCAACTTACAAGCACAGCGTTTGAAGAGCAGATCACGGCTAGGATTCGCATAGTCAGTGGCCAGAATTCAGGAACATTCTACTACGAGAATCTCTGGGTTTCTGGGCCAGCCCGGATCACGGCATATGCCGCGCCGGATGCTGTTACGGCGGGGACAGTAACCGCGGATATCGATTTCTACGAGGTTTGAAACATGGCTGAATTCTATAAGTACCAGGCAGGTATGTATCTGCTTCACCGCGACTCGTCTGAGGGAGAAGTTCAGGTTTTTTCGGAGCCTGCGATGCGCTGGAACGCGCAGAAGAGACGCATGGAGCAAATCAACCCGCGTGAGAAAAAGGTGCCGACGTGTCACATGCAGATTGCGATTGCATACTACGCAGATGGCAGTATCGCGACGCACGGCAATGCTGACCAGATTGAAGCGTGGGTCAAATGTCATAACGAAGCTGCGCCCGCAAACAGCGCTTCCGCGTACTCGTTTCCGCAAAACCATCCGGTTGAGACAATTAATCGAGCACTGAGGGACCCGGATTTCTTCGCGCTCATTCGGGGAGGTAAGAAATGACGATTACTGCACTAACGACACCGCCGAGCCCGCCCAATTCGAACGCAGAGCGGGCAATGACTGTTTGGATCAATGGCTCCGCGGGGAACACCAACGATCCGATCAAGTCCGATTCGACGATTCAAAGCCTTATCACGTTTTGCGGTAACAACAACATCAACGTGGTCTTCCTAGACGTATATCCGTACGTCGGTGGAGGTAATTGGAGCTCGGCAAACGCGACACAACTTGCTCGCGCCGTTCACTATCTTCGTGCGTCCTATATCAGGGTGATCGCGATGGCCGGCAACAACGACTGGGGGCACAACCAACAGTGGGTTGCGAAGAACGTGCTCAAAGCGATGCAACAGTACGACCAGTGGTGCGACCAAAGTTCAAACAACATGTCTCACTTCGATGGTTTGGCCTACGATGTAGAGTATTGGACTGTCGCTAACTACACCAGCACCGAGCCTATCGGGCTTTGCGACTTGATGATTTCGACGAAGAAGCTGCTCAACATTCCAATCGGCTGCTTCGCGACGCAGTGGCTGGCAGATGGGACTAGTGCGGCACTGACGGTTACGTACAATGGTGTCTCTCAACTCGAGGGCCTCCATCTAATGGACCACTCGGACTTCGTGGTCGTGATGGACTACTACAACACGTCGTCGTCGCAAATTTCGCAGTTCCAAAATTGGTACAACTACGCGTCGGTCACGGCGTCTGCTAGAAACTACGGTCTGTACTGCGGTGCTGAGGTTGGAAGCGGGGCCGGTGGAACATACTGGACCGGCAGCTCTGGGGCCAAGGCGACGATGGAAACCGCCCAGACGAGCGTATCGAACTCGTTCACTGGCAGCCCTAACACGAACATGAGCTTCTTAGGAGCCTGCATAGACCCGTACTACTGGTATAATCAGATGACGTAGGCGTGTCTTAAATGTTCGTCGTCGGCTCTCCCATCGCATTGCATATCCTGCTCGAAGACTACAACCCTGGAGTCTTCCCGCAGGCACGCGTGTATAATGGAGTAACGCTGGCGGCGACCGTGCCACTTTCTTTCGTGTCGCTCGGCTACTATGAGTCGACATGGACCCCGTCGTCTCCTGGATTCTACTTCGTCATCTACGATATCTACGACGACTCCGGGCATACGACCCTATCCGAGTTTTACTTTCCAGACACCGAAAATCTAGAGGTCATCTCGGCGGAGTCTGCTGGCCTTGACCTGATGGCAGTACGTCAATCCTACACGCTGGACGTACCTAACAACCAGGTCATCGTGAATACGTGGGTCGAGGTGAAGGGCGGGCAGCAGGTAACGGGTCTATCCAATGCTACGGCGGCACTCTACAAGAGCGATGGTACAGTGCTTTCCTCCCCTTCGTCTCAACCCTCACCAATAGCCCAGGGGGTCTTTCGTTTCACCTTCCCCATCCCATCCTTTGCCGCTGGTGAGAACGCGGCCTTCTCCGTTGCGACCATCGACGTCGCTACGCCCAGCATTATTACCGTAAGAGGTGTGGTCGGATTGACATTCGACCGTATTCTGTAGGGACCGTTACGATGTCATCGCTCAGTCTAAGAACGCAGTCGAATTCGGCTCCGCACGTTCGGATTCAGTTCCAGCAGACGGTGGTGCAAGCGGGCTTCGGGCAACAAGCCAGCAGGAATACGACCGTTCTTCGCCTAGACTTTCCGGAATCACCGGAAGCACGAGCTTCGTTGCAGAAGGATTATACGCCGTCGTCTCTGCCGATTCTGTCCGATGAGGACGAGCCTCATGTGACTGTAGACGACGGACTCTACGAGCGCATCGTCATGCTCCCGTTGCAGCTCTCGCAGACGAGCGTCGTGACCCAAATTCCAGATGGCGTGGTCCTTAGGACTGACGAGCCTGAGGAAGAGGTCGTAGTGACAGGGCGCAGTAGCGGACAGTCGGTCGTGTCGTTGCGCCAGACACAAGAACCGTTCGTCTCGACGGGTACGCCGAACGATGGATTGGTGCTGAAGACTGGAGCGATAGGCGCAGAGAGTCTGCCTCGTCAATCAAACATAGCAACGGGGCGTAGTCGAGGTGCAATCGCGTCGCTTAGACGAACTCGCGAGCCCAAAATTAGGACGCGGTAGTACCGAGAGAAGTCGCAAAGGTTATAGCAGGGTAGGAACGTAGTAGGGCAAGAAACATGGCAGTCGCAAATCAACCAATCGAGCTTGTGCTCAAGAATACCATCGAGCGCATCGACATTCTCGTCACCGACGTGAACGGCGTTCCTATCGATGCGACGCAGCTGACTCTCTCCGTCTACAATTCCGGTGAGCAGCAGATAATCGCTGACGATTTCAACCTTGGATACGGCATTCCTCCCTCCCTGCCGACTCGAATCGTTAAGCCGGTCTCGACGACCGGACAGTATTACTTTCCGTTCGGTGATACCTCATTCGACCCGAACAACAACACGAGCAATCCGGGAGAGTATCTCTTCAGCTGGCACATCGTCGGCGCTATCGGTACTGAGGCTGTCAACGTCGTACAGGTCGCGAACGTCGTCAGCGTTCGAACCATGCGCTGGGTGCCGAAGCTGAGACTCATCGTCGACAAGGCCGCGAAGCTCATCGACGACGACCCTGACGACCCAGTGTTCTTAGGCTACACCGATTCAATGCTCGTGCAGTATCTCGAGGACGGACTGAGCCTAATCAATTCAGCTCAACCTTACCCAATGTGGACGACCATCGACCAGTTTCCGCAGGAGCAGTATCGAACGCTGCTCGACGGTGCAACGATGTGCGCACTGACCTCGCAAGAGATCTTCGCCATCGATACTGACGTGTCATACAGCGACAACGGAAATGTATTTTTGATCGACCATCAACCAAAACTGGCGACGGCGCTCAACACCATCTGGATGCGATTCAAGGAAACCGTTCCAGGAATGAAGCGCCACTACCTCAACAACGGCACGGTGCGTGTTGAGTTCAACGCCTCTGCACGATTCCAGCAGCTGCTCGACTCTGCTCCGGCCGGGGCACTCTTCCGCAACACGTTCGTGGCTGGGTTGCTATAGCAGATAGCAGCGACCACGGTGGCGGTTCGCTCGGCTAGAGGAACGACGATATGTCACGCAAGCTAATCAAGTTCGACCAGAAGCACATGGCCGTCGGCTATTGGAGCTCGCCGTGGCGACGCATCGAGCTCGAACAGACACCGGCCAAGGTGCGTGTGTGGCTACAAGACAAATTGACTGCACGTGGTCGCCTCTGCGAGCTCTACCTGCCGGTCGACGCGTCAACGCCTGGAGTTGTTGCGTGTACGTGCGTCAAGGACACGACGCAGAGTGCTGACCGAGCCTGCCTTAGCTGCCACGGTACTCTTCGGGCTCCAGGCTACCTCAAGTTCCTTCACGAGTCGCACTTTTGGTGCAGCGCCGAAGACTCGAGCTTCGTTCTGACGAACACCAGCGTCTCCACCACCAAGAAAGCGAACGTCATCATACTCAACGACGGCGCAACGAGCGGAACCGTCGTTACGCAGGACAAGCCGTACACGAATCCGAACGCGCTCGATTGGGAGCTCAAGCTCGAGGCATTCATCCGAGCGGCCGGCGAGACCGCCACGCTTGAGTTCAGCAAAGACCTAGGAATCACTTGGACCACGCTCGCTCTCACCGATGTTCCCAATCCGGGAACAGGCTTCACGAGCACCATCGGAGGCTCCAGCCTCAATGGGACTGGCGTCGTCCGCTTCCGCGTTACGCTAACGAGGCTAAGCGCGAGCGACCTGACGCCTGCGTTCGAGATTGTACGGCTGCGTCGTGCACTCAGCGAGAACACGAACAAGAGCATTCGACGTCAACGTCCAGACTATCAGGACGGCAAGATTCTCATCCTTCGCCCGTGGGTTCAGGAGATTCAGCAGCTCGAGGCCGGTAGAGGTCTCATCACCGACCACGTCGCCGACCGAACCTGGACTGCGCCGCTCGATTTCTTCGACCAGTCGCTGATGAACGACACTCCTCCGTGTCGCGTCGTCGAGACTACGGGTCCGCACCCGTTCTATATCTTCAGTAGTGGCATCCAAGCTGGCACAAGGTACGCGATTCTCAAGGCCTACTACAACGACAACTTCGGCGCCAGCGCCGGACTGTTCACGCATCAGTACTTCGACGACCGACGCCTACAGGCAGAGGAATCAACGGCGTTGGTATGGTAAGCCTGACCCGTAGGCAATAGACCTTCTACGACAGTTGTCAAGACCGTCAGACACCGCGGTCAGGTCTCTTGACAATATGAGAATACCATGGCTATTTCTCATAGAACCGGCAGCAATCTCTGGACCATTACGCCCGTAGGTGACGGCCAGAATGACTCGCCTCAAGTACAGACTGCCCTTACCGCGGCCTCGACTGGCCCGGATGCCAGTTCCAATTCGGTCCTCCAATTTTCTCGGGGGTCATTCTGGTTCAATGACATGGTCTATGCCTCGGGTTTCCGTGGTCAGTTGCAGGGCCAAGGGACGGATAAGACAAAGTTCTGGGCTGGCACGTCTACGGGCGGTCCCATGAATCTGGTCGACCCCGTCGTCGCTGAAACAACAACTAGGCACAGATTTCCTAGTATGTTCCTTTTTCACGAAGTGTCGACTTCTCATGTCGGTACAAATGTACAAGTGAACGGAATTGCGTTCGAGACGGTCAACAATACCCCACTTCCATTAGACGCACCAAACCTTCCGATCTATTTCACGGCACCGTGGTACAATCGAAATTGCGTATCGTTCTTGTTCATATCAGGTAAGGTCCAGACCCTTCCGATTAACTATAGCGGCGGAGGAACTGCGAACGTCGGCTTCGCTAGTCTGAACGTAAGTAACTGCACATTCAAAGGTCACCTGTCCGGTCCTTACGCGGTAGACGGAAATCAGCCGGCTTCCAATGTCGACGAGTGCATTAACTATGACGACCATCTAGCGGCACTCGGGCCGAATCCGTACACGGGAGACCCTACGGTTTACGGCGTATTTCAAGCAGACCCGGCCCACGACCCGATGTACTTCTACTACACCGGCCCGGACATACCTCGTTGTGGCGACATTGTTCTTAACAATGTACAGTTTATCGATACAAGCCTCGGTTTGTTTTCTAAGAATCAATGGTCACGTCCGGCATCGCAGCCCGGACAGTTTTATGTCTTCGATGGGTCGAGCGCTACGAGCTCCCACCTTACTCTGAACAACGTCACATTTACTCGGTGTGGGTTCTCACCCGGCGGTGGCGTGTTCGACGCACTCACTGTCGGCGGCGCTCCGGGAACTCCGGCACAGGTAAACTTAAACAACGTCAACTTCGTGGACTGCGCCGGTTGTTTCAATTCAAGCATCACACAGAAGGTTAATGGAGTGTCACCCACGTATGGCGGGTCGCTTAACTTTCCGTGGGATTCGACGACTCAGTCATCACCTACTGTAGTAGTTCAGAACTCGGATATGCAGACAGTTTCAGTAGGACCTGACGTGCTGACGCTCTCGGGCGATGTGCTTCTACCGTACACGAGTATTCTCGTCAATAACGTCGCATTCGAAGGCGTTCCAACAAATGGCTCAGAGCTGAATCTAACGAGCGTCAACAACGTTATCGTTGAAAACTGCCGCTTCGAGCAAACAGCTAAGGCACCGGCCATCTTTGTAGACAACGCCAGCACGAATGTCTCTCTGGCGCGGTCGAACAAATTTGGCGTCAAGGCCGACCCTCCTCCGGGTTACATCGCGCCCTATACAACTTCAAGAACGTCTCTGCAGGTCCAGTATCTCGGGTCCGGACAGCGAGCGCTCGATATCATGCTGACCTATCCACGTCAGTTCATTCGACACACCTTCAGCGGCGGTGAGCTGTTAGACGTCACTGGTATCTGTACCGCCGAAGAGCTCAATCGAAATGACCAGTGGACGGCCCTGCGAAACGCGGGGACCTTCGCACTCGTCGTAACGCCCGGTCTTAACGACACAGGCGATGTTACCCCCGCTAAGCTAGCGTTAGAGACGTCCGGTCTAGGAGTCCCCATCGTTCTTCGAACAGAGATGACTTCTGGGGGCACCACGGGCGTTGCCGATGATGTAGACGTGTTCGACGCCGATGTACCGTTTGGTTTCCGTGTTCTAAAGAGCTGGGCACTCGTCACGACCGCGGCCGGAGGGTCAACACTCACCGTGCGTTCAGAGACTGGGGGTGGCGGCTCTGCGATGTCTGGAGATGTTCCTTCGGCGACAACAGGACCGCAGAACGAGGGAGGTACGAACGCCTCTCTATCCCCCGTTGCGGCCAAGAATGGCTCAGTATTCATCCATCGTAGTGATCGAAGTGTCACCGGCGAATTCTTCATGCTCGTCGTGCGTGAGTAGCATGGAGGTCGCTGCCTCTATCCTCGAAGCCTCTCATTTCGCTAAGTGTTGGTGGAGACCGAGCTAGGTCCTAGCTCTAGCGGCATCGGCATCGGCATGGTTTGTGCAAGTCACCGACACATGAACCTCACAAATAGCTGGATGAACGACCCAAACTTTCTCGCAGGAATGGCCCACAGTGGGTGGGCCGCGCTCATTACGACGTGGGTTTTCTTCACGTTCGGTATGCCATTCTACATCGCTGCCGTCGTCCTGGTGGTCATCCTCGCCGGCATCAAAGAATTCTGGTACGACGCAAAGTACGAACTGCCAGCGCAGACCGGCCTCGAGAACTTCTCTGATTTCTGTGAGTACCTCCTCGGTCTCGGCCTTGGTGGTGTTCTGCTCTACATCACACACCTTCTTCGCTAGTCCATCGTCGACAGCGTTCACAGGTTGACACGAGCAGCGCAGCTACAGCACGCTGTTCGGATGAAGACCAAGACCGTCCACAAGGACCCCGCCAAACAGAAACAGGCCGATGAGACGCGTGCGGCAGCCGAAGCTCGCGTGGCACGTCGGCGAGCCCTCAAGCAGGCGAACCGGCCGAAGTGCAAGCAGTCAATGATGAGCTGGGAGGCGTCGTGATTCAAACCATGAAGTCCTGGTCGTTGACACGCCCGTTGACATCGGTTCAGTATAGTCGACGCATGAACGACAACGACCGGTCTCGACACACCTACTTCGGTGCTATGGCAGCCCTCGCCAACGGCGTCGAGCTGACGCACGCGGTAGAATCTGCGTTCGACGCGCTACCACGACCGAAGGCCGTGACGGCCAAGTTCAAGGCCAAGCGGGCGCTCATTCTCGAGGCCGTCTCCGCACAGATTGCCATCGACGCAGTTGTGAACGGCGTTCGTCGAGCTATTGAGGCTGACTGCGTCCACTGTCAAAAGTACAAGGCCGAGTACGGTCCTCGACACTTCGCATCGAGCCGCTGTGAGAGCGGTGGTCGTGCACACTGCACCTGCGACGTTTGTTTCTGACGTGCGCGCATAAACTGACCTTGCGCAAGTGCGTAAGACCGCAACAAAATGCGTACCGATCGGCATCGATGTTGCAGTATTCTTCTCTGCATGTCGCTCTTAACTCCGCGCCAATCCTACGCTCCGTTCGAATACCCTGAAGCGTACAAGTACTGGGAGCTGCAGCAGCAGTCGCACTGGCTGAGCTCCGAAATCTCGATGGGCGACGATATCAGTGATTGGAAGTCGGTCCTAAACGATGCGGAGAAGGCTCTCGTCGGGCACATCCTGAAAGGTTTCACGCAGAGCGAAGTCTTCATCGCTGACTACTGGGCCAACATGGTCTCTCGTTGGTTTAAGAAGCCGGAGATTCAAATGATGGCTCAGACGTTCGCGGCGTTTGAAAGCATTCACGCCGTTTCGTACGCCTATCTGGACCAGTCCCTCGGTCTCGAGAACTTCGACTCGTTCTTGCACGAGCCCACCGCGAAGGCGAAGATCGACCGGCTCATCACGACTCGCGGCAAGTCGACTGAAGACATCGCGCTCTCCCTCGCAGTCTTCAGCGCGTTCAACGAAGGTGTCAACCTCTTCTCGTCATTCGCCGTGCTGCTCAACTTCAGTCGCTACAACAAGCTCAAGGGTGTCGGACAAATCATAGCGTACAGCATCAAGGATGAGAGCTTGCACAGCGACGCCGGCTGTTGGCTGTTTCGCACGCTCATCGCCGAACATCCTCAGGCATGGACCGAAGAGCTCAGGGAGAGTATCTACAATGCTGCTCGACTGACCGTCGAGCTCGAGGACGCATTCATCGACAAGGCATTCTCAGTCGGCTCGGTCGAGGGCATAGACGCGAAGGACCTCAAGGCGTTCATCCGTCATCGCTGCAACACCAAGCTGCAGGACCTCGGGCTCAAGAGCAACTGGCGAAACATCGACAAGTCGGCGCTCGCCCGCATGTCTTGGTTCGACTCGCTCTCGGCCGGCGTTGCTCAGGTTGACTTCTTCGCCCAGCGTGTTTCGGACTACTCCAAGGGCACGCTGGACTTCTCTACCATCTGGAGTTAGGGTGACTTCGTGAAGAAGTCTGAGCGTCGACTGCAGGAAATGAAGGATGTGCTCGAGAGTCTCGAAGTTGCGGTCAACGGTCTAGAGCAAGGCCTGGATGTCAGCTCATCCCGTGTCCTATCGCTGTCGGACGCACTGCGACGTGTAGCGTATGGAATGCACTACGCTCGCGGCGCCTACGACCATGCGCAGGACTACGTCGACAAGGACGGGGAGGACAGATGAGCGACTCGAACGACGATAGCGCCACACTTGAACTGCTGAAGCGCGACGACGAAGCTCCCGCGTGGATGACGGAGGAGGGTTTCAAGACCATTCATCCGAACTACATGCTGCCAGGCGAGACGCCTCGAGCAATGTACACACGAGTCGCGAGAGCTGCCGCCGTTGGTGCGTCAACGACGGCTGCCGAAGAGGACCGACGAACGGTGCAGTACTTCGACTACATGTGGCGCAACTGGCTATGCCCGGCGAGCCCCGTGCTTTCGAACATGGGCACGACTCGTGGGCTCCCCATCTCATGCGATAGTATCCATTGTGGTGATAGTATCGACAGCATCTTCCTAAAGGCCCACGAGCTCGCGCTGTTGACTAAACGCGGGGCCGGCGTCGGAATCTACCTCGGCGACCTACGTGGACGTGGAGCCGAGATCGCAGGCAACGGTAGCGCCGAAGGAGTCATACCCTGGGCCAAGCTCTACGACACCGCCATCATGTCCGTAAAGCAAGGCAAGACACGGCGCGGTGCTGGTGCGCTGTTCCTTCCAGTTGAGCACGGCGACATCGACGAATTCCTCGACATTCGTCGGCCGACCGGCGACATGAACCGTCGCTGCCTGAACCTCAACCACGGCGTCTGCATCGGGAATGAATGGATGCACTCGATGCTCGAAGGCAGTAGCGAGAAGCGACTGCTCTGGCAGAAGATTCTCAAGACCCGCGCTGAGACCGGCGAGCCGTATCTCATCTTCACCGACAACATCAACGAACGGAATCCGGACTGCTACAAGAAGAACGGCCTAAGCGTTAAGACCTCGAACATTTGCTGTCTCTCCGGTGCTACGATGGTCGAGCTCTGCGACTCGCCGGTCCGCATCGATGAGCTCGTCGGCCGGAAGGCCAAAATCTGGGACGGTAAGGAGTGGGTTCTGAACAACTCATTCGAGCTCAAGGGCGAGGATGAGCTGCTACGCATTCACTACCGTGCTCGAGGACAAGACCAGTACGTCGACTGCACGCGCAATCATCGATGGTTCGCGACGTCCGACCCGACCGAAGCGCTCAAGGAGATGTACCGTGAGACGCTCGCCGAGGACCTTCAGCCCGGCATGTGGCTAGAGGAGCACGCGTTCGCTAGCACTGCTGCCGGCGCTTCGCACACGAGCTTCGAAGACTGGTCCCGGATCGCACGTATCGAGAAGCTCGAAGGTACACACAAAGTCTACTGTCCGAAGGTCCCATCGACGGGAAAGTTCGCGCTAGCCTGTGGCCTCATGACCGGCAACAGCGAGATCGCACTCCACACCGACGTCGACCACACCTTCGTGTGCTGTCTCAGCTCGCTCAACCTTACGCGGTGGGACGAGTGGAAAGACACGGACCTGCCCGAAGTCGCGGCACGATTCCTCGACGGCGTACTTGACGAGTATATCGACAGCTCTGAGGGGATGACCGGCATGGAACCGGCCCGACGAAGCGCAATCAAGGGCCGGGCCATCGGTATCGGCACGCTTGGTTGGCACACACTGCTTCAGGAGAAGGGTCTCGCCTTCGACAGCTTCGGCGCGATGCAGCTCAACGCGAAGGTCTTCAAGACGATTCGAGATGGCGCAGAGCGTGCCACGGTCGAGATGGCTAAGGAGGAGGGCGAACCGGAATGGTGCCGGGGCTTCGGTCGGCGCAACACGCACCTGCTCGCTATTGCACCGACGGTCTCGAACTCCGCAATCTCCGGTGGGCACTCACCCAGCATCGAGCCATTGCCGGCAAACCGGTACGTGGTCAAGGGTGCGCACGGCACGTTCCTACGGCGCAACCGAACTCTCGAGCGCCTGCTCGAGTCACGAAACCGCAACACTGAGGAGCTCTGGCGGTCCATTGTTGAACAACAGGGAAGCGTTCAGCATCTCGACTCGAGCATTCTTAGTGATGAGGAGAAGCGGGTCTTCCTAACGGCGCGAGAGATTAACCAGCACGCCATCGTTCGGCAGGCCGTGCAGCGACAAGTCTGGGTTGACCAGGCTCAGTCGGTGAACCTGTTCTTTGCGGCGAACTCGTCACCGAAGTACATCCACGAGGTCCACGTCGAAGCGTGGAAGGAAGGTCTGAAGACGCTCTACTACCTTCGGACTGAGGGAGTTCTTCGTGGTGATTTGGCGTCACGCTCGAAGGACGAGTGCACGGCGTGCGAAGGCTAGACGTTCAGACTGGTGACATGCCTTCGAAGTCCGGCTCTGACGAGAAACCAAGGAACAGCGTCTCCTGCCGATTGCATAAACGAGCGACCTCAAACGATGATGTCACGAATGTACGACGACGCACTACGAGGTTGGGGTTCGAACGCGCCTCGTGCTTCGGTGGCAAGTCTGCAATCTCGACCGGCGCGTATCGACGCTCGACGTAGGTCTTTCGAACGAATGAACCACGCCTGAAGTCGTCCTCGTAGTGCGCCCAGTTGATTCCTTTCCGCTGAAACAGCATCTCCTGCAGCTGCGCGCACGTCTTGCTGAGGCATTCCTTGTGCGAGAAGTGCGCACGGGCGGCCATCTCGATTGAGTTGCGTATCGCATCCTGTTGACGCCACACGAAGACGTTCGACGCCTCCTCGAGCGACGGCACGTTGAACACTCGGCAATCGAAGGTTGGCATGCGATGCCAGGCATGCGATGCCAGGCAAGACCGCTACGGTCGCGCATTGCTGACGTCATAGCCTCCCCTTCCTTTGCCAGCTTCACACTCGCCATCGCGGCGAGCGTTGAACACATCTTCTGCACGCGCCCGTTGAAGAACACGAACTCAGGCGTATCGGCCTTTCGCATCGACTCCTGCACCCACGCAAGCGTTATCTCGTCCGACTGCGTGTACGCGACGGTGGCGCCAGTTTCCTCGATGAGATGCTCCGCAATGCGAATCATGCAATTTCGAAACGCCTGGCTGAACGGCTTCTTCGCATGCTTTGTGAACGCGCCAAACGAACGTCCATCCAAGCGGGCGATGGCGGGCAGCCCCGACATCAGATGCGCGTCGGTCTGCACTTCGTACCGCTTCATTCGTTCTTCTAGACTTGCGGCATTCGGCATGTGCCTACAAGAGCACGAAGCGCGACAATTTGGCAACGGTTGACTTCGAGCGCCGATCGGACGTACCATCATCGACATGATGACACCACAAGAGATTTTCGACAAAGTCGCTCGGCATATGCTCACGCAGAAGTGCAAGGCGATGGTTGAAGGGAACTGCATGTATCGTACTCCGGAGGGGCTTAGGTGCGCCGCCGGCTGTCTGATTCCAGACGACAAGTATCGCCCAGATATGGAAGGGGTGTTGTGGGGCAGTTCACGAATAAACCCGCTCAACGGAAATAGAGATTCCACCGAGATAATCGCTAGCGAGATAGGCCACCGAGAACTAGTGGGTCAGCTTCAGATGATCCATGATGAGGTCACAGTCGAAGACTGGAGGAGCGCGATCGATGGTATCGCTGCGGCCTACGAACTCGATGCGAAGGTCCTTGACGAGTTTCCTGCCGACATCACAATTGATGGACCAGGTGAATCGTGCCCAAGGTAAAAGAATCTCGCAGCCCCGTCGCCCAGGTCGTCAAGTCGGTCCTGGCGTTCGTCTGGGCAGTCGTCTCCGGTACGATACACGTCGTGGCCAAGGTTCTCGGCTTGTTCTGCGTCGCAGTCGGTCTTATCGTCGCTACCGTTTTCGTGACCGGCATCGTCGTCCTACTGCTATCGCTCGTCCTTGGGCGTCCTATCGCAGCCGGCATCGCACTCTTCTTCGGCATCTTCGTCCTTCGCTTGCTTTTCGTCACACCGACATACAAGGTTTGACCGACGCTGGACAGCGCGACGGCGACGACCAAACAATTTGGTCATGCACGAGAACAACGCAGTCATCGAACAGTCAACGGTCGAACCGTCAACGGTCGAACCGCCGGTGGTCGATGAGGCCATGGTTGAAGGACCGAAAGAGAAACTCTACAACGTCCTCAACCTCGAGCGCCTCGAGGAGAACTTCGCCAAGCTTGCCCGACGAGCGAAGAAGCTCGGAGTCGAGGCGCCGACCTATGAAGTCGTCGGCGGCATCGACGAGTACGAGTACTCGTATCGTGCCGATGATGAGGGCGGCTTTGGTTGGTGCTATTCCTGGACCAGGCTCGCGCCAGACGCGCCAAACCCGCAGAGCAAGCGCTCGTACACCGGCCAGGTTCGTACCGTCCATCAGGTGCGGCTCATCGGGGTCAAGACTGTCAAGCTGAATGGTTGGGCCTTCGCCGCGATGCTCGACCACGAGCTCGGTGAGGACAACACCATCGTTCGAGCGGTTCCGGGCGTGGTACTTCCGACCGAGTGGCATCATCGAAACAACTCCTGCGACCACTGCAAACGTTCTCAGGTGCGCAAGCAGACGTTCGTGTGCATGAACGAGTCGGACGGTCGTCTCGTTCAGGTCGGTTCGACCTGCATTCGCGACTTCCTCGGCACGGACGTTGCTTCATGCATCAACGAGGTCGAACTCTCGGCGAGCGCCCTCGCGTGTCTCTCCGAGGCTGAACTTGAAGACTGGCGGGGCAGTCGTGGAACATACACGTGCACGCTCGTCGAGTTTTTGGCCTGGACGGCGAAGGAGATTCGAGAGAATGGCTGGAAGTCTCGTGGGCAGGCCCGAGAAGAGACTTTCTCTAGCGGTCCGGCAACGGCTGACGCTGCATTCATGACCATGTGCGACTACCACGACGAGCAACGGCGCCGATAGTCCACGTCAACAACTACAGCAACCGCTACAGCACGACGCACGAAGCACAGCAGGAGAATACGATGAAACCAACGAAGCAGATGTTCTTGGATGCCGGATATGAGGACGGCATGGCCGCTCTAGCGGAGAAAGGTGCCGATGATCTTGGAACCGACTGGGAGCTTGTTCGCGTCGGCGATGCTATCAGAGTGGATGACCAGTTTGCAGACTCGGCCTTGGTCAATCAAGGCTACGTCGGGCAGGTTGTAAAGCCAGATTGGTATCCGCTACGACGCAAGAAGTCGACCACGGCAGCTACGAACGGAGCGCCGGTTACATCTGCCGCGACACAGACCAAAGTGCTCGACACTTCGTGCAAGGTCGGCGACCTGTTTTTGCTCTGCTCTCCAGGTTGGTGCGGTATGGTTGGCTCCTTGCTCGTCGAAGTGCCTATAGGTCACTACGTTCGCGTGGTCTCATTGGGCGACCCGATCGAGATTCAATTCCTTCGACCTGATGGTGTTTCGCACAGCAAAGGCGGCGTCCTAGAACTACCCCCACACATTCTGAGTAACGCCCTCAGGCGCGTCGCCGCTCCTCCGTGGGAGCAGGCGACGGCGCAGACCATCGCACCGGTCAGGGCCCGGCAGAAGACGCAGGAGCAGCTCGACCGAGAAGAGCACGAGCGCCACATGCGCTTCTTCTTTCCGACGCTGAACCTCTCGAAGCGTTGACGTCCACGCTGACTTCAAGTGACAGTCGACTGAGGCGGAACGGCGGTGACTGAATGAAGACAAGTAGAGTCGGACTACTGTTTGAGAAGGGTGAGGTTCTGCGCTTCCGAGAGCTCGGTGACTCCGTCGTCCTGGATAGGGACACGGACATCGTCGCCCGCATAGACGAGCAGAATTGCTGGACATCCGTCTGCGCTCGACATGGACACACCGATGTCGTAAAGCGTCGTCGACTGCGTCTCGACCCGGAGGGAGACGTGTTCGTCCGGTTCGAGAAGGAGTCGGAGGTTTACAACGGAGACACGAGCGCGACTACGACTCCGATTATCATCGACCCTAAAATTACGGCCGCAGACTTGAAGGTGGGAGAGTTCGTCGCCGCACGATGGATTCAGCCTGGAGAGATTCTAGACTTGAAGACCGACGTCCTGATTGACAGATATGGTGATATGGAGCGTGTCCTCGGAATACACGGTGAGAAGTTTACCGGTATCGTGAACCTCGCCTATCCTCATTCCAAGGCATTTCGAATCGGCTCCGGCCCTCTGTGCGTCGAGCGATTATCGGCCAGACTTTCTGACGTCGGACGAGACTGCTTCAAGCTCCACACGTTCGGCATAGAACCACCCGTTGCCGGCGCGTCCGCAACGACCTCCACTGAATCTGCGCAGGTCGTGGTCGCTGGCGCTGCGCCCATTTTGGCCGATGCCTCCGTCGCAGTGGCGACCGCCGCGATGGAACCGGATGACCTGACTTTTAAGGTAGGCGACGTCTTTCGCTATGCGTCCAACCAGGCACTGCCTACACTCACTGGGCGTTCCTTTAAGATTGTGAGTATTTCTGAAGGCTGTAGGGCAATAACGCTAAAAGCGCTTGACGAACTGAAACCTACGGGCATGGGCTACACAGAGACGGAGCTGCTCAGCCGAATCAAGGGCGGAAGATTAGTGCGCGAATCGCCGCCGGCCGTCGCTACAGAGCTCGACACAACTTTCAAGGTCGGTGACATATTCGACGTCACATACGATTTCAATGTGGATTGCAAAGGCCATATGTACAGAGTTGAGAACGTCACCAGCTCTTTTGTGCAGCTACGACCTCTACAGGGCTCAGACTGCACCCTCACTCTGACACCGGAATTTATGCCGCGGCACATCAAAGAAGGCAAACTGGTTCGGTGGGCCGGTACGGTGCGGGACGCTGAAGCTGCGACCGAAGCTGCGCAGACCGACGCGGCCAAGCCCGAGAATATGCTCAGTTTCAAAGTCGGTGACTTCATCAAAGTTACGAATAAGGCATTTGGCTCTAGCCGATTCGGTAGACTCTTTCGTGTGGATAAGATCGACGACAGGTTTGACTACCTCGTCGTACGACAGGTCGATGGAGACGACCTCATGCACTTGACCATATCGAGAATGGAGGAGCACGCAAAGTACGGCCGAATCGCGCAACTCGATCCCGGCACATCTGCAGTCACAGCGACAGCCACAAGCGACACTAACACAACAACGCAACCTCTAACCCAAGGAGATAAGAACATGACCGGCACGATCACATACACGAGCGATCCCATTCTGAACGACGCCTCGGGCGAGAGCCCAAGCGAGGGACATCTCAAGCACATCATCGGTGGAGCGACCTCCACGATGAGCATCGACCTCTTCGTCAAGGTCATGACGCGCAAGCTCGCCAGAAGCGCCGTCAAGGCGGGCAGACCGGACCTCGCCCGAACGCTCATCAGCAAGGACGCTCGGGACTTCGCCAAATTCGTTACGCCGGCCGCGCTACTCGGCATCGCTATCGTTGGCTCTGAGAGCGAGCACGAGGGATTCCGTGCGACCTGCGTCGCTGCGATTCCCGCTCTCAAAGCGGCAACCTCGGCGGGTCTCGCATCGGTAGGTATGATGGTTGTCGAGCGCTTCTTGTTCGACGAGTCGGACGAGCTGGCCGAACTCGAGGTCATGATCTCCGGCGCGCAAGAGCTCGACCGAATCAAGGCTGGACAGACTGCCGCAGCCGCCGCTGCAGTAAAGACGCTCTAGTCGTTGGTCTCCAGACGGCCAACGGAATTGAGAGGCGGAAGACGATGGCACCGGTCAAAAAGTCTACGTTCGTGGTGAACTGCGCGACGTCGAAGACGAAGCGCTCGACTACAAAGTCGACGAAGTCGAAGCGCAAGCCGCTGGTAGCGGTTAAGCTCCAGAAGGGCGACGTCCTCGCTTGGCATTGGCTGTACGACTCGACCAATCCACCTGGACCCATTCTTGGCACGACAGGGTCCGGACCGTTCCTGCGCGATGGACGAACGGCTCCGGCGGACGGCGAAACGCTCACCCATAACGGGCCGCTATACACGTGCATCAGTGGACTCCACGCAAGCGAGAAGCTCGACGATGCGTGTTGTTACGCTCCGGGTTTGGTGCTCACACGGGTCAAGTGTGCCGGGCTGGCGTCCAAGGGTTACCGTACCGATGACTCCACCGACAAGCTCGTCTGTCGATGGCGAACGATCCTGTGGCGTGTGGACCTTCGAGAGCACCTGAACGACATCGCGGTGAAGTATGTTCGAAAACTCCTGCGGAACCGAGCCTTTCGATTGGGTATGACGCGGACGGTCGGTTTGGCGAAGAACTACGCCAGACTGGTAGCCTTCTTCGCGAAGGACGCCAAGAGACCTCGGAACTTTAAGCGAACGCCAAAACTGGGAGTTGCGCGGATGGACGAGACGTATGACACTACACGTGAAATCCATAACAAGCTTGCAAACGTTATGTATCAACTGCGTAGCCCAAGTGGTTACACCTGCGTGCTCGACCACATCGACGCCGACTTCCTCGAACGTGAGGTCCGTCGCATAGCCTGCAAGCAATACGGTGTGAAGAGGCTTCCGTAGCGAGACGACGGCAGACGCTACACCGATGAGCTTGACACAGGTCGGTCGTTAGTCCGAACGTAGATGTTATGTACAGCAGCAAGAAGGTCGTTCCGCCAACCGAAGCAGACTACACTCTAGCAAAGCAAGTAGCGGACTGGATGGAATCTCTCATCGACTCGACCGAGGCTGAGACTTCGGACTACCTCTGGAATTTGAGTGTCTACGCGAAGGCCGGCAAGCTGACGCCGAAGGGTATCGGCATCGCTGCCTCAGCAGTGTCGGCATACAATCGAGAGCTGGCGAAGCGGCAGAAGCCGGTCGACGCGTCGAAGTCGAAACATGTCGGCGAGGTCGGACAGCGTCTGCACCTCAAGGTTCGTCTGCTTGCGATTCACGAATCGCAGACCGACTACGGCGCGATGTACATCCACAAGTTCGTCGACGAGCAGGGCAACCTGCTCACCTGGTTCGGCTCGGGCCGACTGTACCATACGACCGCGACGTCAGGTGCGGCGATGGACGGCAAGAGGGTCGAACCCGGCCACGAGATTTGGGCGAAGATGACCGTCAAGCGTCATTCTGAGTTCAAAGGCGTTCCGGAAACGCACGTGTCTCGTGCCGGCATTACCCTCTCACCGGAGCAGGTCGCGCAGCAGAAGGCCGACATCGCGAAGTCGAAGCGCGAGCAGAAGGCTGCCCGTAAGGCATTCGGGCGTGCGGTCGTCATCGCTGAGTACGTTCGCAAGAACGACCGTTGGAGCGAGGGTCTTCGCTGCTACGTCAACGGGACTGAAGTCTGCTATCGAATTCGTCAGCTAGCCGCGAACGAGTTCGTACGTGAGAAGGCGGAGGTTCACAACAGCACCGGTGAGCTCTCATGGAAGGTCTTGGACACGTCCACGACTTCGGAGAACGCCGAGTCGTGGTTAGAGTGCCACCACTACGTCCGAACGGGTGCTCCGAACGCCGATACGATGACGCCGGACGACACGACAATGACGGCGACGACGTAACACAAAACCGACCGTCGACACCAACTAAAGGGAGGCTTTACTTTTATGTTCAAGTGCCAACGATGCGACCGACAATCGCGCAGCAGAGAGAAATCCGTCAGGGTCATCACGAACGAGGTTCAATACGAACATCCGTCGAGACCGTTTGCCCATCCTCGTCGCAACGAGGACTACCGAGACGACCCAGGCGGTTCGGGTCCGCAGATCGTGCAAGAGCTGACGATGTGCGGCGCGTGCGTTGCCATCATCACGGCGGCGCGAGCCGAGGAGCAGGTCGAGCGTGAGGCCGAGACTCTCGCGCAGCAACAGACGCTCAGAGTCCCGATGCGCGTCGGGCCGAACGGCGCGAACGGCGTGCGTTCGGCCCCGCAGAGTGCTCCGGTGGGAGGTCAGCGTGAGCGACGATAAGAAAATCTCGTGGTATCTGAACGCCGCGGCAAACATGCTCGCGAGACCGAACGGCTGGACCCAATATGCGTTTGCTCGGAACGTCGACGGTGAGAGCGTTCTTGCCGGATGCGATTACGCTGTATGCTTCTGCGTCTCAGGCGCACTTCGCTATCTGACTCGAGAACGGTCAGATTTGTACTGGGAGGACGGACATCCGATGGTCCTAACGCAACGCTACATTCGAACCGCTGCGGGCTGCGATTCTGTCTGGAATTGGAACGACGCACCGGGCCGAACGCAGCAAGAGGTCGTCGACACTCTGCGCGCGGCGGCGAAGCTAGCCGAGCACGACGAGGATGAGACGAACGTCAAAATCGACGTCTAAGGCCGTCGACGCCGATTCACTACCATTATGTAAGGCGTGGTCGCCGACGCGCTAAATCGAGCCTTCGCGTCCACGGCGCCGGATGACCTGAAGGACCCGCCAAGGTTTTCCCAGCTGCAAGAAACGCTGAAGGACGTCCTAGTCCTCGAGCTCCGCAAGTTCTTCGCCAATCAGCAGCAGACCCCCAGCCGGCGCATCGAGCTTCCTACCGTAGAGAAGTACGCGAGCTTCAGCGGGAGCGACAGCGCGCTCGACCGATTCTCGACCTCCGTTGACATCGTCCGTAAATACCCTCAAGCGCTCGAAGACCTACCTCACGTAGCGGTCATGACCTCGACCGGGTCTGAGAGAAAGCTCACCATAGGCCCGCCGTTCATGGCGGTCGTACAGGACCCAGCACGCATCGTCGCGACACTGCCGGAGCCGTACGCGTTGGCCGATGGTGACGTTGTGACCTTCAGGACCCTACCGAAAGGCCGTAAGGACCAACCGCACCTCGACGTCATTACGTTCACGGCCGACCGATTCCCGGTGACCAACCCCATCGGCGCGGCCCTGGCCGTCGACGTCGCTAGGGTAATCAACGAGTTAGGTGCACGAGTCCACGCCTCAGTCCTATCCATCGGCCCGTCGAACTTCGTTCAGGTCGCCGCGGGCGGCCCCATCGACGCCTCGTCCAGTACGACGCCGACCGAAATCGAAGCTGACCAAGAGGTCAGCACAAATGCTCAGTCTGTTCTTGGGTTTAGCGCTAGCGGCACTCTGACCAACATCGGCGGCACCGACCCAAATATGACCGCGACGGCGCCAGCCGGAACGTGGTCCTCGTCTGACATCGGGCGCTACGTTGTCATGTTAGGTTCTGACCAGCCGACCTTCAACGACGGTCGATTCCTCATCACCAACTTTTCGACCGGTGGTGGAATCGACACATTGACCTTCACTAACAGGTACGGTAGGACCGAGCTGTCTTCGCCTGCTCACTGGTTCATCGGACAGCGAGACGACTTCAAGAATCCGGCCCGGCCACCGAAGAATCGGTATGCCCACGCCATGGACCTAACCGCCCAGATTGACGTCTTCTGCGAGGACGACAACACACGCGGCGAGCTCGTCGACCTGGTTCTCGGATTCTTCACATTCTTCTTGGAGTCCAAGTACTTCACGTTTTTCGGGCGTTCAGGTTTCAACCCGACCATCCTCAACGAGTGGTATCAGGTCGTTATCAACCCACCGATGCGCTCGGCCTCCGAGTCGGAGTTTCCTCGACCCGGCGACCCCTCCGGTAAGGTCTACGTGAACTCGTTCGCGCTCGACCTGACCATCTCGATGTACCTCGACCGAGAGGTCCTGTTCTCGGGAACAACGACACCGTTCATCATCGACAGCTCGAATCTGGTCGAGGACGCCACTCTACCCTTTCCCAATCCGGATTAGTCGCTTCGACGCTGTCGCAAGGTCCAGCATCCGCTGCCGTACCTGCCGATATCACGACTATGTGAGCATGGCCGGAGCTACGACTTACACGGACCCTAGTGCGTACCTCACGGAGGTCGTGACGCCGGGCGGGCTCAACATCCCCGCCCTTCCGTTCGCCGTGTGTCTCGTGGGTACGGGCTCGCGAAACAAGCGGGTCGTGAATGAGCCTGTCGTTCGGGGCATCGTTAAGGGCGAGTCCCTAACTGTTGACCCGACGCCCGGCTCGCATACGGCTACGCTCGCGAATCGCTCAGACCGATCACTCGACAGCACGACCGTCTACAAAATCCTCAACGGTATTACGACCATCATTCCGGACCAGTACGTCGGGTTCAATCCGGCATACGTTCAGGGCACAGTCGCAGGCACGGTCGACCTCACGTCCAACAATGCCATCGCGCTCGAGATGGACGGCATTCCGTCCGTCACGCTCGTGTTCTACCCTGCGACGGGCGCCAAGGCGACTGGTTCCATCACCGCCATCGCGAAGGCCAGCCTCACCGACGGTGAGAAGTTTGTCCTCAATGACGGCGTCAATCCTGCCGTAACGTTCTGGATCGACAAGAGCGGCTCGTTCGTTCCTCCCGGAGGCTACAACGCGACGAACATCGACCTCAACATCAGTGCCGACACCAGCGCAGCGACGGTCGCCGCAACGATTCAGACCGTCATCAATGGCGTCGGAGGCGGTCTCGCAATCACGGCCGGCGTTCCGGTCGGCGCTGTCGTTCCGCTCACGAACGACGCGTTCTCTGCGGCCGGCAACATCGCCATTACGGATACGGTCGATACGGCCGGCTTCTCACACACCGGTATGTCCGGCGGCGTGAATCCTGGACCAAGTGTCGCCCGCATCGGTCGACAAATTAACATCTCCGCAACGTTCGGTACGCTCTCGGCGGCCACGATGACCGAGATTGCTTCGGCCATCAATCTAGGACTTGGTGACAGCGGCTCGACCGTACTCGGCTACGGACCGGCATATGCACTCGCTGCAAGCGTCGTGACCGGATTCCTCCGTCTGACCTCACAGGCAGTCCAACCGGACAACACGTCGGTCGGTGCGACGAACTCGGACGTCCGAGTGTTCGCGCCGGACGCCGATAGCGCCACGCTCAACATCTTCGGAGCCTCCTCGCTCGATGCGCCGACCGCACTGCTTATTAACGACCTCGTCTGGTCTTCCTCGGCGACCTGGAAGGCCGACTACGTTGAGCTCGTCGGGAACACCGACCCGCTCGCGCAGACCTCGAACATCCAGCGTATCGTCTCCATCGGCAGCTCTCGAGGCGGTACGAACTTCGCTCCGATGGTCGATTGGCTCCTGACTTCAAATCAGGTCGACTGGAGTCCTGATACGTCGGCCGTCGTCAACGGCGTCGCGACCGCAGGCACGTTCGACCTGAGCGTGAACGACCTGCTTGTGCTTGGATTCGATGGTCTCGTCAACGCGTTCGATACGTCGACTACGGACATCACCGTCGACCTCGTCGACATGACGAATCCGCCCATCGGCTACATCAGCAACCCGGGCAGCACGCTCGAGGACGGCGACGCGTCGACGCTCGCGAACATCGCGACGAACATCAACGCCGTCATGGCCGCAGCGCTCGGTCCTCGCTACAAGAACGTCGCGAGCGTCGTCGCCGGTGCCGGAAGCACGTTCCTCATTCGTCTGACCTCGCCGCTCCAGGGAAGCGCCGCGAGCTCCATCTACGTGAAGGCCGCCCCGTCGAACTCGGCGAACGTCATTCTGTTCAATGGCAGTCCGACCGCACTTGGGACCGGTAAGCGCCCCGCAGTCGGCTCGGCCTACTACGTGACCTACGAGTTTACTCGACCAAACAGCGGTCCTCTGAACGAGTACGGCGTACCATTCCAACACTTCTCGCTTGAGTCGGCGCTCGCACAGGTCGGCAACGTGTCTCCGTCGACGGCCGGGTTCAACCCGCTCGCCATCAGCGCACAGATTGCGTTCGAGAACGGCTCTCAAATCATCTATACCGTCCAGGTCGACGACACGGCTGAAGGCAATCCGACTCGGTCTCAGGTGCGTTCGGCTCTGGACGGTGCGAAGATTACTGCGGGCATTACCGAGGTCATCGTAGTCGGTGAGCCCGGTACTCGTGTCGATGTCGTCACCGACATGATTGACCATCTCGAGACCGAATGCAGCTCCACCGAGAAGCACCCACGCCGAATCTTCAACGGGATGCTTAGCAACACGCCCATCGGAGACAGCGGCACGGCGAACTCCATCGTCGGACGTGCTACTCGTACCCTTCAAGTTTCGCCGAGCTCCCCAGGTCGAGGACGCATGTTCCTCATCGCTCCGCCGCAGCAGGCTGGAGTGACCCGTACGGTCACCTTCGAGGACGGTTCAACAGCGCGCATTGCACTCGATGCGACGTACATGGGTGTGGCGGTCGCTGCAAAGCGCACCGCACTGGCGGGACCGGCCGAGACGCTCACACGGAAGACCATCACCGGCTTCAACACCGACGACATCACGCAGGCCTGGAAGCCGGCCGAGCGCCGTGCGATGGCGGGTCAAGGCACTCTCGTCATCACCTTTGATGCCGGTCGATTCTTGATGCTGGACGCGATGTCCACCGAGAATGGTGGTGGCGGCCTTGAGCAGTTCGCGGTAGACAGCACCTCGTACCAGAAGGACGTCGTCGTCACGAAAGTGACGCAGGCTCTCGACGATAACGTTATCGGCATCGTGCCGTTCGACCTCGCGACGTTCCTGCTCGACATCAAGCTCATCATCCAGGGCGTCATCGCGAAAGAGATCAACAACGGCACCATCGGTCCGTTCAGGGACTCTGCTGGAAACATCCGCGCCATCGACCTACGAACGGATATCCGCGTCGCGCAGAATCCGAACGTGCAGACCGAGTACGACCTCGCGTTCTTCTTCAACCTGCGCTATCCGGCGCTCCGTATATTCGGTTCCTACTCAGTCGATGCCCAATTCGCCTCGTTGGTCGCATAGCAGTCGACGAAGCGTCAAGGGCGCACCGCAGCAGTCGTAGCAGCCGAACAGTCTCAGACACAGGAAAACTAAGATGGCCGTACAGTTGCCCAACACTAACACGATGGTCTCGCACGGCCTTCTCATCAAGGCGGCCGGTGACGTCGTCGGTGCAATTACAAACTGGGGACCGAAGCAGAATCGCAACGCGACTCCAGTGTTCGAGTTCGGCTCGGGCATCGGCTCGACCACCGTCGGTGGTGGAGACGATATCCCCGCCGAACCTGGTGAAGCGTACGAGATCGTGCCAGGCAACATCGGCGGAACGACCATCTCGATTCGTCGATACGACCTCTTCAGCAAAAGGTTCGAGAACGCGTTCGGCACGAACAATCTCATGATGCTCACGCGCCAGGCGAGTAGCATCAAGCTCATTGAGTTCTGGAAGTCGCCCGACGGTTCGTTCGACTTCACGTACGTCTACTACGGTGCGTGGTTCACGAGCATCGGTCGCGAGCATGATGCCGGCGGCAACCGTATCGTCATGGCGAACGGCGAAGCGATGTACACTCGTCGTCGTGAGTACGCCGGTCAGAACGGTTAGTTCGACGAACCTTAAGTCCATCTCCTAAGGTCTCCGCAGACGGAGACTTAGTTCTCCTACCACGCACTCTGCAATGGCCTCCAAAGACACAGCTGCGGCGCTTCTCAGCCCGCTGACCTCCCCGGTTAAGGCGTTCCTTGATGACCCCATCGGCACGCTTCAGCGAGGGCAGGACAACGGCCAGCGAATCCCGAACACGCGAACCAAGACATCGTTCGCGCTGACCATCCACGCCATCGTAGGCAACCGCCGTGGCGTTATTGGTGGTATCAATCGCATCGCAGTTCGTCAATCACGCACCGTCGAAGAAGAGTACGAGGTCGAATCGTTCGCACGCGGACTCCCTCGCGAGCTGATTCCTCAGATACTCTCGAACCGAATCGTCACGCTGAAGCGCTACGAGCTCTACAAGGCGACCATAAAGCAAGTCTTCGCGGCCGAGTATGTGCCGGGCGGTGAGCTACTAACGCTTCTCGACCAGACTTCTCCCTTCACCATTCGCCTCTCCTGGTCAGACCCAGAACCGACAGACCTAGGCGCCATCGCCCGGAACGTCCCGCAGCGACATGTCTACGAGTACATGAACTGCTACTTCACGGACATGGGCGAGGAGGTCTCGACGACCGACGTCATCGTTCAGGCCGATGCTACGATGGTCTGGGGCAACATTCGACAGCTTCTCTAGAGTCGTAACGCGCTACGCAAAGGTTGCACG